TTATTATATAATATATTAATACTTTTTTCAGTATTATCAGATATTGTAGAAAAATCTATAAAACTATCATTAAATATATTATTGATTAATTGAAGATTAGTTATAGCACTTCCTATTACAACTCTTCCAGTTATCTTATTATTTTCAATAAGAATATTATTATAAGCAAGTTCGCTTAATATAATAGCTAAACCTTCAAAAGTATTAGAATTATTCTCTATTGTATTATTTCTAATAATTACATCAGATTCTCTAACTGTAATTCCATACCATTTACCAGATTCTAATAATGTAGTTGTACCTATATTATTTTCTATAATACCTTTATTATTACCATGAAGATCATACATTCCTGCATATATTACAGGTTGAATACCATTTAATTCAGTATAGGTATTGTAACTATAAGATGCTGTATTGTCATGAATATGTATAAATGAAGTATAATCTCTCGAATCTCCAGCATAACAATGTCTACAATCATAAACATTATTATTATATATTTCTATATTTCTACCACTTGCTCCAATACCATAACCATTCATATTAACTATTCTATCTATATCAAAAAATTTAGATAGAACACAATCATGAACTTTAGTATAATAACAATCATCTATATAGATACCTGCTAAATTACCTAAACCATCTGCTTTTATATTATATATTTCTGAATTCATACACTTTATTAATCTAATACCTCTTTGACCATGAGAACTATTAAATTCTAAAGTTAAATCGAATATTTTAATATTATCAAGAGGTTTATAAACTTCTATATTAGTTATAACATTTGAATTATATGGAACATCTAATGTAATATCATTTCCATTTTTATCTAATACAACAGCATATATACCATTATGATAACCTAAATTAAGTCTATTTGCATTATCTCTTAATTGAATATAATCACCAATTTGAATATCAGAAGCTATGGTTCCTAAAGATACTATATTACTATTTATAGTAGTTTCTAAGTTTAATCCATAATATATTGCTACTTCTGGAGATACTTCAATTATATTACTAAGATGTTTAGTATTAATAGATTGTATAGTAGCACCATTACCATTAATAGTAATATTTGATGCATTAATATTAATATCTACAGATGATGTATAAACTTTATCTTTTTCAAGAATAATCGTTTGCCCATCTCTTAATTCAAAATAAGAAAAAAATGTTCCTAAATCATCTACTTTTATTCTACTAAGATCTATAATATTATTTAATAAACTTCCTTTAAGATAACCATTCTTTAAACTACCACCAGCAAAATCCAAAGTACATCCTGTTGGAATAGTAAGTACTGCATTACCTAAATCAATGTCATTTACTATCTTATAAATCACATTAGATTTATTAAACTTAGATTGTTGAGTAGCTTGTATATTAGGATATACAACTCCAGAGGTAATACTTTCTGGAGTAGAATTACTATCTGTAGCAGTAACAGAGAAAGACTGTATGCTACTAGCATCCATTAGTGCTTTAGTAGTAACTACTCCTGTAGAAGAATCTATATTAAAATAGTCTCCACCTGTAGCTAAACTATAGGTATAAGGAGTAGTTCCTCCACTAGCTACTGCTGTAGCTACAGTACTCCCAGCAGAATATGATGCAACTACTGCTGTTTTATTTATTGTTATATTTAATGCCATATCATTTAATTTGGTTACAAATATACTAAAAATTTCTCATATGTGCAAATAGGAAGGACACTTGAAGTGCCCTCCCATTATATGTTAAGCTAATGCACTACCATCAAGATTAGTCCACGCAGTACTGTTATTATAATTATCTATGTTATTATAGTAGGGGCTATTTCACCTATAACATAATCTTTTCTATTCATAGATGTTAAATTAATAACATCAACATTAGATATTTGAATAGGATTAGAAGTTTTATTATATGGAACTACAAATATATTAGCATCAGTACTTCCTACATTTTGATTTACTTTAGTTACTATAAAATAATAACCTGATTCATAAGCTGTACCTATTTCTGTACCAACTCCTATTCCACCATCAGTATAAATTTGAAAACTCATGTTACCTGCATTTTTATAAAAAGAAATATAAATCAAATCATTTAATTTACCTTTTATATATCCTAATGATTGATAACTTGCAGTAGGGATAAATGCACTTTTAACATTAGGTTGATGAATAGTCCCATCTGTTATATTTTCAGTAGTAATTTTTTGATAAGTAGCTATTGCATCAGAAGGTTGTCTATAAACAACACTTTGAATAGGAATACTTACACAACATTGAGAAAAAGCAGTTATAGGTAAATCTGCGAGTCTCACTCTCGGAGATGTTCTATGTATTACTCCTTTTAACACTACATCGCCCATATTATATAAATCATAATCTAAAAGAGTAAGTTCTTTTAGATTTATTCTATAAGTAGAAGATGGAGTTGCTTGTATATAACCTCCACTATTTTGAAGTATTCTAACAACAGAACTATAATCCGTTCCTGTTATATTAAAATCTCCATGCATAGCTTCCCAATAATTACCTATTAAATCAAGATTTCCCGGATTTGCTAATGTAATATTAGAAGTTCCACTACCCTCAAGTAAGTTAGCACATATTTTAATATATCCAAATATATTAGACATATCAAATACAGTTACACTGTGCTCAAGAATATTATTTTCAATAGTAATTAAACCTGAACCCTTTCTTCCACTATATGTTTTAAAATAAAATATAGTACCACATTTATCAATAGAATTTCTTCTAATATCTAAATTATAAAACTGAGTTTCATTATTAATAGAACTTGAATCTAATTCTAATACTCTATAAAAATTACTAATAGTACATCCTATAATACTTCCTGGTCTTGAAGGACCTCCATAGTAGGACTACTAATTAATATAGTATTTGCACCAGTCCATTCAGAATTATTATTACTTATTCCCCAAGGAGCTGTGAATCTAATATTTTCAAGATTAAATTTAATTAATTTTGCAGTATCTCCAAAACCATTTAAAGTAAAAGCAGTTATACCTCCTTTTACATAAATAGTAGAAGTTATACTTTGATTAGGGTTTCCAGCTGCTTCAGTAAACAATATTTTTCCAGCTACTCTATCTCCTTTCATATTCAAGTCCATATTAGTAACAACAGGAGTTTCTAAATAGAACTTACCATGTATTCCAAGATAAATGCCATAAAAATATTGAGACCAATCAAGAGCTTTTTGAATAGCAGGACCACAATCTGTTCCAGTAGTTCCATTAAAATCAGGTTTAGCACCAAACCATCTAATATCTAATTCTTCTAATATAAATCCTCCTGTAGTATTTAGATTTTCTTTAAATATATAAGAATTACTAGTATTTACTATAGTAGTATTACTCCCCACAATAGTACCATTATTGAAACTACCTCCCTGAAAATCAAGAATAGAACCAGTAGCAATAGTTAATGTTCCACCACCTAAATCTATATCTCCAACTATTTTATATACTACATTACTGTAACTAAATACATTATTAAGAGTAGTAATATCTACAGTCCTTTTAACATACTTAACTTTAGTAAATAAGCTGCCATCTTCATTTACCCAATCATAACCATTCCAAGTTAAATAACTATTATTAACAGTAGTATAAACTACATAACCTCTATCATCTATTGTCATTTGATCTGTCAGAGTATTTAAAGCATCAGAAGAAGTAACACTTCTTACTAAAGCTCTATTACCATCAGCAGTTCTAAATACACTAGAAAAAGAATCCCAAAATACAGGACATTTATAGCTATTATCTAATACATATTGACTAAATCCAACTTTATCAGCAGTAAGAGATGTAGGTAAATCAGCAAGCATATTAGCTGAAAACATTTCTTTACTTGGAAAAGTAACACTTGAAGGTATAGCTGTAACATCTATAACTGACTTAGTTATAGCAGATAATGTAGACCATTTACCTCCATACATACCAGCAATTCCTGGATTTTCACTAACAGGAGCTTCAACTACAATGAATTTAGTTTTAGAAGTTAAGAATATATTAACCGAAGTATTACCTCCTAAAGGATTACTGATTAAATCACCACCAATAGCAAAATAGATATTAAAATTATCAGCATCTTCTGCATAGTTAATATAAGAAAATACAGGAGTATTTCTATAACTTGCATATCTTAAAGTATTATCTTGAGCAGCTTTTACTTTTATATCTCTAATGCCTGTTAATCTTTGACTGTTTCCAAAACTATATTCTGTAATATTTATAGGCATTTGAACAGCACCATAGTTAGGATTACTGCAAAATGCAGTAAATTCTACTAAGCCTACTAATGGCTTAGGTATAGTAAATTTTAATGCTCTGCCAGCAGCAAGACTTTGTTGAAATGTAGTACTATATTTAATATCTTCTGGATAAGTAGGATTAATAAACTTTTTATTCTGTTCTTCTGCACTAATAGCAAGATAAGGATTAAGTTCATCAAATATACAACTATTAAATACTAAATCCTTACTTGCAAACCAAGGAGAAATAGAATTATCATGATTACTAATACCAACAATATGACAATTATTGAATGTAAGTCCATTAGTTCTGTTTAATCTAAGAGGAGATGTAAAATTACAATCACTAATAGTGACTAATTGACCTCTTGGTACAGGACCTAAATCATCTCTAATAGTAGAAGAAACATCATATTTATTATTCTTGAATTTACAAGAACTCATTGATACATTACTGCATACACCAGAAGGTTCTACTTCAGTATAGTCATTTTCAAAGTCTATACCAGCCATAGGAGCTGTACCTTTAATTTCATCACTACCACAACCTTCAAAATATACATTAGTTATAGTGTAATTATTACCTCCTAAAGCAATACCATTTCTTCTTGCATATAAAACTTTAACTCCATCAATTAATACATTCTTAGTTGCAGGTCCAGCAGCTTTTGTACCATTATTATTATAAGCAATGTTACTAAATGCCAAAGCATCACCAAATGCATAACCAACAGTTATATCTCTAATTACTATATTATCGCAACTTCTGAAGTTAAATATATGTCCCCATTCACCATAATAGTCAGTACCAGCAAAGGGATCAGTATATAAATGATTTTTAGCATCTGCATTAATAGTACCTGTACCACTAACTTCAATATTGCTTTTACCTTCTATATGAAATATAAAGTAAGCACCTTGATTAGTGGGTAACATCTGAATAGTATTATTAACTATAAGATGTGTATTAGATGTAAAGTTAGTAAAGATTCTAAGGAATGCATAATCAGAAGTATTAAGAAGCCAATAATTTGGTCTTACATCATCTCCAAGATTAGCTTTTCCCTTATATGGTAATTCAAAATAATAAGTTCTATCAGCATCAAAATGAATAGTATTATATACATCATCATTTGAAAGAGCTAATATATTAGTTATAATTTGATTAGATATATAAGAAGGAGAGGTGTTAAAAGCAAACCATGAATCATAGATATGTTCTATATTCCAAGTACCCTCAATAACTACACTGTCAAATATAACAGCATTGGAATCAGCTTCAATAACAGTATTATTACCATTAAGAGTTCCATTCTTGATGGAGCCACCTACAAACTGTAATACACTATTAGCAGGAAGATTGATGGTAGCACCATTTAAGTCAAAGTCATACCTAATCTTATAGACATTATTAGGCATGTTGATCATAGATTGAGTAAGAATATTCTTATTGCTTTGAATATTCTTTCTTAATATTCTATAGCCTAAACCACTAAAGGTTGAAGTATCATATGCTCTATTAGCTTCTTCAATTTGACCAGAACTATTCTTCTGTAAATCTTCAGGATTTAACTTAACTGCTGTTGTAATCTGACTGTTAATCCAATCAAATACTTCTTGAGCTAATGCAGATAAACCAACAGATGCAGGTTGAAACTCTGCTGTATTATATGGTAACCAGTATGAACTATCCTGCCAATGATTATCATCTAAGCTATTGTCATTATAGTACTCAACTGTTAAAGTTCCTGCATAATCTATATAACTTAACCAGATACCTCTTCTCCTATTCTTCATAGGAACCTGTAATCTAGTTGCAGCCTTACTACCCACATAAGGTAAGGCTATAAAGTTATTCCTTACAAGAATATTATCAAGAGATTCCTTGGTAACTCTATCAAGAACTAAGTCTGTAAAGGTCCAAGGAAATATTTTAGAATAGGAGTTTGCACTCCTATCCTTTTTAATTAATTGCTGATTTTCCATCATTTACCAATTTAAACAATTACTACTTTTGAAGTTAAAGTACCATCTTCATTTATCCATTTAGTTCCATCCCACATAATAGGTGCATTTAGAGTAGTATCGAAATACTCAAATCCTACAAAAGTTGATGCAAGAGATGGTCTTTGTGCAGTCGTTCCAACCTTAGTATTAATTGGATAACCATCTGCGTCTCTCCATGCTACACCACTCCACCACATAGGCTTCATTAAGTCAGTATCAAAATAATTGAAACCTTTCTCTTGAGCATAAGCAGCAGGTCTATTAGCAGTGGTACTATTTAATGGTATGTAATTTAACCTGTTATTTCTTTTATATATCAGCTTAGCATCTGTGTCATAGTCTAAGTAAATATTAGAAGTATAGTTTATGATATTATTATCTGCAACTGTCAGGTTAGTAGTACCAGTGTTTAACTGGATAGCTCTTGCCATAGTAGGTGTGGACTTTATATCTATAAACTCATTACCTTCAAATATAGTATCAGTAACATAGTTAGCATTAATTGCAGATGAGAAAGCACTTGTTACTCCATCCAAACTCTCACTAATAAACTTGTTATTCTTGAATATAGAGTTATGAATACCTGTTAACCAAGATACAGCACCTCTACCACTTCTAACTATATTATTTTCTACTCTAAGGAACTTAATACCATTATTTCCAGAACTGCCAGCTCCAATTAATAAAGAAGCTGCAACCTGTGAAGTTTGAGTATAGTAACCATTACTAAAAGTATTTCCTGCAATAAGAATATCTGAAATATCATAAGTACCAACTACATAAAAGCTTAAACAACTTCCAGTTGTACCAATAGATAATTCTATAAAGTTATTCACTATCTTTAATCCTGATGGTAACTTAGTTACATCAACTGTGTGATAAGGTCTAATTATAATACCTCCTCTACATCCAGTAGCAATATTACCTTCAACAATAGTGCCCTTACCATGCATTATTTGAATAAAACCTTCAGTACCAATACTATAATTGCCTTTTATATTACCATAAGTAGCAAAGTATTGTATGTCTGAAGCTATACAATCTACATCAGTGAACTTATTATTGAATATACTACCATAGTCACCATATGCATAAACAGCATGTTCATGATACTTTTCACAGATATTATCTGAGATAATAAAATTATCACCTGAAGGAAATACACAGCTATAACATTTACCCCCAATAGAGTTAGCTATAAATCTATTATTCTTTATGATAGCTGAGTCAGCACCAACATTAGTTCTAATACCCATTAATACTGTGCCACCAGTTGTAGAATGGTTAACTCTACCACCTATAAATAAGCATGAATCTACAATTAAAGCTGTTCCATAACAATCAACACCATGAGTAGGATAATCTTCAAAACTAAGATTAGATACTCTACAGTTATTACCGTTTACCTTCAACAAGCAAGGATGCCACTGTAATGCAGTATCAGCAGTATTAGTATCTAAGAATCCCACATCATCAGCACCACCAGGTCCTTGTAACCTACCTCCTTCACCTAATAATGATATATTATTACCTGATAATTCAAACATATTACTAAGTATTGTAGTAGACTTTATTGTACCTTTGATAACAATATCAACATTATCATTAGATACAGTTATAGGATATAAGGTGTTGTTAGCTACAGCATTTGCTCTTTGGTCTATAATAGTACTTCCAGTACCAGTACCTATTACAACTTTATAATAATCCTGTACCTTTGGAAATAATACTGTAGTATTTGAAGATGCTATATTAAATACATCTTGTATTGCCTTTCTATCATCTGTATTTCCATCTCCAGTGACATTAAACCATAAGACATTTAAACTGTTATTTTTAACAGTTCCTAATAAGTTAGTCTTTATTTTTATATCACCTGTAAGGAATGTATTGCTGAAATTAATAGTACCATTAGATATGGAACCTCCTTCAAATAAAAGAACACAACCTTCTGGTATAATTATAGTCTGACCATTAAGATTATAATCATACTGTATATGATAAATAACATTCTCCTTACCAACCATAGTTTGAGTAAGGTAGTTAATTAATCTGGTTTCACCTGTATTAGGGTCTGTAAGAGTCTGTAAGTTCTTTCTTAAATATACTCTACCCAAACCTGAGAAGTCATCTATACTATAATCTTTATCCTTGAAATGCATATAGGAATTACCATCAGCATCAGGTTCAGTCATAGTTAAGTCTTCTTGATCAGGAAGTATAGAGTTAACAATTCTAGACTCAAGTAAGTCTACCCATAAAGTAGTGTTATTCCAAGTTAGAACAGACTCACCTTGATATTGGTATAAGTGCCATTCACCTTGTTCATTTAGGAAGGTAATAACCTGACCTACTTTTCTACTTCTCCAAGGTATAACTCTAATAGCTTCATCAAGAGTATTATAAGATATACCATACTTATCAGTGACATTGATAAAGTCTGATACTCCTAATGCGAAGAACTGACTTACTATATCACTGACAGTAGTATTTACATTCTTACCACCCTGAACTAGAACTATAGTCTCATTTCCTTGAAGAGGAGTAGTAGCTGAATCAAAACTAGTATCTCTAGCTGCTTTTGATTTCAGATATGCTTCTATTTTTCTATAATCCTCTTGTGTAAAGTACATAACGTATTAATTTGCGTCTTTAACCATAATATCTGCCACTTTCAATGCAGACAGAATTGCATTTACCTGAGTAACAACTGTTGTTAATTCAGCTTCAGTTGCTAGGTTTGATACATTAGTAGCTTTCTTCACTCCACCAATTGCACTTGTAGTTGCAGCAGGTAGTGTGTAAGGTTCTGGGATAGTAGGAGTGTTAATCAAATCACTATAATCACCACTATAAGCTACCTTAGCTAAGTCTTGTGTTTCACCAGATGAAACATTAGCCCAGCCATTAGGACCAAAGTACTTTAATGAGCCTCTAAACATCCACAAATCAAACTTTGATGGTGCAGATTCTGACTCAACTATACCATTATATCTTCTCATATTATTTAGTATTATTTGATTTCTTATTTATTTGTTCTTTCTTTAACTGACTTTCAATTCTCAGCTTCTTATTATCAAAAGCTAACTTCTCGTCAAATTGTCTTATCTTCTCAGCTAGATTAGCTTTAGCCTCTTCACTAAATTCAACATCCTCACTAGTCTCTTCATTAGCATATTTACCCATTTGAGCTATTAGAATTGCAGTCTCATTATCTCTAACATTCATAGTATCCTTTAACTGCATTTCAGCTTGCTTCTGTTGCATTTGAGCTTGAGCTATGTTCTGTTGAGCTTGTAACTGTTCTTGCTGAGCTTGCTGTTGTCTTTGTCTAATCTCCTGCTCATCTTTTTCAATCAATCTTTGTTTTTCAGCTAAGCTACTTGAAGTGTAGAGCTTAGTGATAGTAGAGAAGGATAAAGTCTGAGTTTGAAGTGCAGCCTGAGCTAAAGAATCTAATTTACTATTGAGTTCCTGAGTTCCATTGCTATTATCTACAACTAAACCATAGTCAGCTTCAGCAAATTCATCACCATCAATCTCCATTATTCTGGTAGATGTATCTGATAATATGTACTGGAACTTCTTAGACCTACCTTTAAGAGCTATCTTAGCTGTTTCAAGTAAGCACTCAAGTACTCTCTTCTTGACATCATCATGTTGAATGAACAACCATTCAGTAATATGTGATGATTGAAGAGTAGCTCTTTCTACACCTCCAACAGTCTCTCTATTACTAATTTGACCTTCTCTTTGTTTAGTAATACCTGCAACTTCAGCCATCTCCATCTTGATAAATTCAAGCAGATTAACTAATTGCTGAATGTAATTACCTTGGTCTAAGTTAATACCACCAGTAGAAGCATTGTTAAGTGCACCAGCTAACTTACCACTAGCAGCACCATAGTTACCTTCTTTAAAACTATCCTCTACTAGAACATGATTAACCTTAGCATAGTACATCCATTTATCAACTTCCCAGCCTTTAGGAACCTTAGCTAAATCCATTCTAACTAATGCTCCCCAGTTATTAGCTATAGCCTTATTCAATCTATCATGAATAGTATCATAAAGATAGTTATAAGGCTTCATCATATCTACTAAACTGAAAGGTCTCCCTTGATTTAAGTTATAGATAGAACCTATAATACCAAAGTGACATCTTGATGGATTTGATAGTCTGTTATATTGAACCAATCTAGGTCTCATATTAACAAATATCTCATTACCAATCATAGTACCTTCCCATGCTTCATTAATCCACATGGAGTACTCCTCTTCACCTCTATTTCTATCTATTTCATAATCTTCTGGATAGAAGTTATATTCTTCTTCACCTGTTTCAGGATTATAAGACTTAACCTTTTTAACCTTTCTCTTTGATTTCCAATATACTCTAAGTACTCTTAGATTACCAGCTAAATCATAAGGAAGAAGTGATGTACCTACACTTTCAGGGAATAAATTAGCAGGGTCAAAATAGAATCCATCTGAAGTTGTAACCTCATCACCAATCATATTAGCATTGACAAAGCCATATCTTTCATCTATATTATCCATACTATCCACAGTATTCTGACCTATATGATCAGGCAAAGACTCAATATACTTAATATCTTTCTGTGTTAGTACATCATACCATGTATCTATGACTCTGCCTGGACTCCAATAGTCTTCAACTATGATAATATCAGCATCTTCTACCTTGTTACTGTAACCTGCTTTAAACACTCTTACTTTAAGAGGATTTAATCTCTCTATTACTGGTTCACCACCTACTATATCACATTGGTAAATCTCTTCACCAACAGCCATAGCATCCATGAAACCCTCATTAAATATAAGAGGAATGTCATATTCCTTAATATAATGATTGAGGAGAGCATTAGCTCTAATCTCTTTTAAATCCTGCCATTCATAAGTAAAGTAATCATTGAGCTTTTCAAGCTTTTCATTGAATTCATCTTCACTTTGAGAAGTATCACTAACCTCTTCTTGAAGTCTTTGTAATAACTCATTCTTCTTATTATTCTCAATCTCTGATATAGCTAGTGGGTTAGTTACAACTACTCTAAAATCAAAGACTCTCTTACTTTCTTCCCCTCTTAGAACATTTAATTTAGAATTCATGATGGGGTAGTGCTGTATTCTATCTGGTATATATCCTGCCTTCAAGTCATCAGGATTCAATACTAGTTGCATATCCTGCATATTAATCTTTCCTCTAAGAAGATTGTAATTAATCTGCTTATGGACAACAGACTTTCTGACAAGACTATAATTAAAGAATGTCTTATTATTAGCCCATAACACACACTCTTTTCTCCACTTCTTAGTCTTCTGACTGAATGGGAGCATCTGTCTGGGGAAATTAGCAAATTCTGTATTCATACTCTTCTATAGTCTTATATTATTCAGTGCAAAAGTAAGTAAAATAATCCACCCATGCAATACCATAAGTGAATTATTTATACCTACTTACACTATTTACTAAATTTACTGCCTTGTAGGATACCAGTTAATCCTGTTATTATTCATCCTTTTATCATAGTTATCAGTGAAGAATTTATCATTACCAAGATAGTTTCTATCATTAGCTTCAACTCTATCCTGACTAAAGTTTCCCTGATATTGTATAACCATATACTCCCTATACAGCATTAGTGCAATCATAGATGAAACCCTATCATAGTTACCTAAAGACTCCCATTGAATAGACTCTTGAATAAGTGCTCTACTCTTTAATGTGTATAATCTAGGAATCATAACTTCTCTCTGCTCTCCATCTACTTCTTGTACCATAGGTATTGGAGTTAACAGCCAATTCCTATAAAGTAATCTACCATAACCATTAATAAACTTATTAGCTGCATAACCTTTACTTTGATTACCTACTCCTGGAATCTTTGTTATCTCTTTATCCTTCAAGTATTCTAGTCTGTCACTAAGTAAGTATAGTGAAGACATTCTATTGAAATAAGCAAATAGTCCCTTCTTATTGTTTTCATAGTTATCTCTAGCATTATAAAACATAAGAAGTAGTCTTAACTGTTCATAGTAATCATCTGCAAATGTAGGCCTACCAGTGTATTCAGCTACTATTTCATCAGTCCATAAGTCTAAAATAAATGTAGATTGAAGTGACAAAGATTCCTTGGCATCATCATCATCTACAGGGTCAGTACCTGCAATATATCTATTAGAAGGTATCTTACCACTACTGTCTTTCTTAGGCAATTGGAATATCTCTATACCACCATCAAGCTTATTATCCTTATGAGGAAACTCTCTAATTACACTAACATCACATGGTGTAAATTCAGGCTTTCCATCCTTAATAGTCATTCTACCTGTATAAACATCATCATAGATATTAGGATTAGCATCTAGTTCATTCTTTCTATCACTCAATTGAGCAGCAGGGAATAAAGAAGACTCCTTCCTCATAATAGCCTCTTGAATAGTCAAAGGTCTTTCAGCTACTACTTGAGTTAATCTAGAAGGGTCAGTAGAGTTATACTTAACTATAAACCTCTTATTTAAAATATCAAGTATAGTAGCTACTACATCTGATACACCATTCTCATTATAAAAACCACCTCTATTTAAATATGCTCCAAAGAAGAATACTGTGTCACCTTTACCATTAGAGTTCTTATCATATAAATTAGGTAATGCATAGATGTTATAACCCCTTGGATTATATAACATCTGAAGAATACCATAGAAGTTACTATTATGAGTTATAATACCATTTCCAAGATATGTATGGGTATTACCAGCTGATAGATTATATACAACTTTTCTACCTACATGCTTAATACTCTTTATAGTTTCATACTCAAATTCATTTTTTCTCCATCTCTTCTTATTAATATTTATATTATAAGCCTCATCTAATTTATTTTGTTTATATCCTACTAATAGATTAACAGAATCATGTAGTGCTATAATACTATCCCTACTAGAAATTTCTATAGAATAATATGGATTTTTATCCATAATTCTCTTTATAGATTTAGAAGGTTTCTTAATAAGAATATTAGCATAAACTCCTAGCTTAATTAAAAGTAATTGTACTTGCTTTGCCAACTCTATATTAGAAGTAGCTATAGATACTGTAGTAGAAGGAAGTCTATTACCTTTATTACTTCTATAAATATTTATATTACCATCAGTATCTATAAGACCAGCTATAAGATTGGCTACATCCTCCTTAGAAGCTCTAAATATAGCATCTGGCAATCTTTTATTATTACCAGATTGACCATATATCCCCAACTCTCTTAGTTCATTCCTGATACCTTTAATTCCTAAGGTTTCACACAGTTTATTATCTACTGTAGTATAAGATTTACCATATATAGATGTTTTATACTTACTTCTTATATAATCTTTAATCTCCTCATCACAACTTATTATTCTAGGAGATTCTAAATATGTGCCATCTCCAATTAGGAGACCTACTAATCTAGCATCAAACATGGGTTCATTAGCAAATACTGGAACTTCATTACATACAGCTACTAAATCACCTTCTTTTAGTTCTCCAGCAGGTATCCATTCCCATACTCTTACCTCATTATAATCATACTTATTACTTGCATATATAGGATGGTCTATACTACATTCAAGATTTCTTAGAGAATTAGTTGTAATATCTACACATTCTTTTAATGTTGGGATATTAATATGTTCTACATTCTCAATAGAATACTTAGAATCTTCAATATTATAACCTATAATACCATCAGAATCAACCAAATTTTTAATATATTTCACATCACCATTAGATGTAAATACTTGATTATCACCAGTTAAGCATCCTTCAGAACCACCAGTACCAATGCCTATTTGTTGTCCCCAAGTCTCTTTACCTTCTCTAACAGAAGGTTCATTAGTAGTCCAAGCTACTTGAAATTTAGGGAATCTACCAATCTCTTCATATATAATTCTAGCAGCTCTACTACCTCTGGCTTTTTCAGGATCATCATTAGTTGATACACCAAATACACTGTTTCTAGTACCCATCTTAGCATCAGTTTCAGCATCAATGTATCCCATCTCCCAGAACATCTTATCTAATGAACTGTATAATCTCTTAGCAGGCCACTGCATTAACCTAGCATTTAAGTCAATACATGCTTCAAACTTCTTAAGAGTACCATCCTTATTAGTAAGGGTTCCTTTTTCAGCAGCTAATATAAAGGCATTAATCTTCTCACAATATTTCTCATTTTCACCTATTATAAAGTCCTTAGCTAGCATAGATGCACAAGAGAATGATTTTGAAGCACCTCTAGTTGCTATTTGAAGAGCATCTTTACCACCATTCAAATCATATAAACCCCCATATCTAGCTTGATGAATGTAATGAAACCACAAGTAAGCACCTTCCCAAGACCTAGGAGTAGATGTTACTCTATTAACTGCATTAGTCTGACCTTCTATTGTCTGGGTAAGTTCAATAGGCATATAATTCAAATAGAAATACATATCTCCTGTAATCCATTCACCATCAGAAGGTCTAACCATACCATACCAACATCTACTAGTCTCTCTTCTCAACCACTTCATGTAATCTGAATTAGGATTACCATTTGGTCTTAAATCAGTATATTTACCAGTCTCTGCTTTATGTATAGCAGTTTCTCTAAAGTAATCCATATCCTCAAGAATATGAGGGTTCATAACATCTACTATTATTTTACCATCATTATCTCTTGGTAAGTCCTTGGCTCTCTTTCTATTAGGAGATATAAGTCTCTTAATAAACTCTACATTATTTACATAGTCAAAGAACTGTTCTTGTACTTCTTTAGGATATTGCTCAAGTAATTCATCAGTTATTGGTGTCTGAAATTCATTAGTCTCTAGTAATACTTTCATCCTTTAATACTTTATCAAATTTATGACTTCTAGCATAGTTAAATATAGCAGATATAAATTCAATATCAGCTTTATCATAAGCTGTCTCATCTTGACCTGTGACTATTCTACTAGAATAGACTATATCCACAACTGCTTCTTTAGAATCTCTATTAACTAAATATAGAGTTTCATTAATAGATTTATAGGCTTTGAATGAAGAATTAACTTGCATATTCTTCCTCATAACAAAGAATGATTTATTCTTAATATTAAGAAGTTGTCTACAATCCTCTACATATCTATTTAACCCTTCTACTACATCCTCTACTTTCATACTTCCCAACCTCTAAATGTTCCATCTTTAACACTGTCTAATATGCCTTTATCTAACAGGTTAGACAGTTCTGAAAGAATTCTCTTACTAATAATTTCTTCCATCTTTGGGCATACGCTTCTTAAATCCTCTTTATATTCCATTTTAAAGAATCTAGATACTCCATTATAGGATTTATAGGATATATCTACCATTACATAATAGTAGGATTCTTCAAAAGAACTCATTCCTTCTATGATATACTCATTAGCTTTAATCATAAAACCACAATCAGATGGATAATTATCCTTCCAATCATCTAACTTCTTCCTAATAGCTTTATATAAGTTTACTATGCCCATGATATACCATCCTCCATAATGGTCTTCTCTTTTTGACCTCTCATCTTACTATTCTCTGCAATCTCTTGAGCTACTATCTTCTCAGTCTTCATTAGTTTCTCTGCCATATCAGTCATCTGATTAACAGCAGTAGCTAAGGTATTTACTGGATATTTAGGCTTTCCCTTATCATCAGTTGCAGTAAAGTCCATCTCTCTTAAATACTTCCTAAGATTATCTACTGCAAACTTAGCATCCTCTAATAATAAGTATGAAGTAGTAATAACTGAGTCCTTATAAGTCTTCATAGCTTCTTCAACTATCTTATCAGGCTTCCAATTACTAGGTAAACCTTCTTCAAGTATAATCTTAGCTGCTCTATCCTCAGGATTAGTTATATATGAATATGTACTTCTGGGATCAACCATAAAATATATAAATCCTAATTCAGCTAATGCTCTGCCCTTCTCTTTACTTCTATCTCTATTCCATAAATTCTTTATAGATTTAAGTACAAGAGCTTCTGGTTCTATTACAAGGGTATATCCCTCAAACTTCATTAATCTCATATGTATATAAACTTAAAAAGCCTAGCCTAATTTTTACTTAAGCTAGGCTTTGTTATTAATTCAAGTCAATTCTTGGTTTGCCTTTTAGATGCTCTTCAGTTACAATAGTAGGATTAGAGTTAAACTCTTCTACTTCTTCATAGTCTTCAATTACATAATCAATATCTCTATCCTGTAACTTCAAGCATGGTTTACCATCAATTTCAATTATATCAAATTGATAATTCAATTCAGTTTGATATTCCTCCATACCATCTTTTAATGATGGAGCTTGATTAGGCTTTTTAACCTGTTTAGGTTTGAGGAATCTAATTGGATTAATACATACTAAATCACCAACCTGAACACCATTTACATGTGGTCCAACTGCTAATACTGTTTGAAACTCATCTACTGATCTTCTCATCTTTGAACTATCAATTATACTAGTTCCTGAGAAACACATATCTTTTTCTTCAAGAATGTTCATTGTTGTAATAACAGTAGTGAACATTGGCTTAATTTTCTTAATTACTCTCATCTTATTCTACTTTTATTCCTAGATCTTCTAATCTATCTTCAAGAGCTTCTTTATAAATTCTCATTCCTGTGTACTGAGACACCATGTAGAAGTGTTGAACTCTACCAACCTTCTCATAAAACTCTTCCTTCATTAAGGCTTCACCAAGCTTACTCATTCTTTCATTAAGTTGCTTGTATTCTTCTACTAATCTAACTTTCCAATCTTCCATCTCTTATTCTTTTTATATATTCAAATCTCTTTTTAACTCCTAACATTCTCTCATAAGTACATGTGAGCTTACCAAGTGAAGGTATGTTAAAGTTAGTCCTTAACTTACTAAAATCCTCCTCATTCAGTGAATCTTTTAAAGGTAAACTTGTTATAGTTTCCCTTACAAAAGCCCAGTGTGACTCATAAGCCAGCTTCACTACTTCTACTGGAAGGTTAAGTTCTATGGCTACTTTCTTTAATATCTCCTGATAACTCATTGTATATCAAATAAAAGCATTAGTTTAAATGAACCATTATCTTCAGTTATATTAGGTATAAATCTAGGATTTATCTTGTTATTAACTATCAGTCCATTTCTTCTTAGTTTCCCCATAATTACTTGAAAGTATGCTGGAGTAACCTTATACTCTTCTCTTATTTTCTTCTTAGAATCTTCAGACATTACTACCTTATCAAGTATATCCTCATCAGATATTACCTTACTTAATAAGTACCTTTCATAAGTAAATGCTGTAATTACATCTATCTCTCTATCAGTTAACTTATGGAATGGCTTAAGGAACTCATACCAATATCTAAAGAACTTCTTCTGAGAAGTAGGTATTCTAATTACATTATTAGCTGCCACTTCCATAATAACCTCCTTATTCTTCAGTTGCAGGTTCTTCAGTACCAAATGTAATATCCTCAATCTCTTTAGCACACTTAGCAATAAAGTCTTTACTAAAGACAGAGTTAGTAGATTCAACTACTCTAAATAGATAATCAAGTCTCTTAAAGGTATTAGTCATATACATCTCTTGTATAGCACCCTTAAGTTTTCTATTCTCTTCAACTAACTTTCTATCTTGTTCAGATAACTGATGTAACATTCCAGTTAACTGCTCTCTTGATAATTCCTTAGGACCTTTTGGTTCCATCTTCATTTCTTTCTCCATCTTCTACTATTATTTGTTTAAGTAACTTCCACCATAAACTTCACCATACTTCTTCTCCCAAGTATAGATGTCAGTCTTATCTGTTTGAGTACAGCCACACTTATCACAATAGGGCTGCCCATTTACATCTCTAATAGCCAGAGACAAGCATTTAGTGCAATATTCTACTGGTTCACTATTATAATCATATTGCTTTTCCTGTGAGTCTTCCATAAATGTTCTTCTTATATTCATTCATTGTTCTGCTATTAACACCAGCTCTTCTAGAGGTGTTCGCCCTATTATTGAAGGGTCTTTTAGGTGTTATAGTACCATATTTAGTCATATCACCTCTTCTAATTGCTCTAGCAACTGACTTATACTTAGATACTGCATCAAAGATAATCAAATCTTTAAGTTCTTCAGGACCATAACTAATATCATTCTTCTCACTCTTTACTAAACTCTCCTCTTTCATATTTCCTTAGTTATTTGTAATACACTAGAACATACTGTTCACCTTGTTTAATAAGTGTAACTATCTGTTCTTTCTTAATCTCCAACTCATTGACAGCTTGAATTATTCCTCTTACAGTAGGTCTATAAATAGCTTCCATATAAGTTTCCTTAGCTTCTACTTCCATTGCCATATTACTTTTACTTTAATTTAGTTGCGAAGGGAAGACTCGAACTTCCAACACAGTATTACTGCTTCTTGTGGTTATGAGCCACACATGTTGCCATTACACTACCTCGCAATTTGAGGAGATTTGCTATTGGTACTCCTCTTTCTCCAGTATCAGCTTAGCTGGAACCCTCTATCATCTACCTCTAATGAGATTCATTGTAGCATAGAGTGTTACTCTGTCACTGAATGAATAGCAGCTTTTAGTAACTTCTTTATTTTAAAGTGCAGTATGAAAACATATAGTAATCAAGTGCACTATGAGCTTCTTGTAGGAATTGAACCCACATGACCTCTTTACAAGAGAGGCATAATAACCTTTATATGAAAGAAGCATTAACCAAGTAGCTTGAGGGGGATTTGAACCCCCAATCCTTAATAGGCGAGAGATTTTAAGTCTCTTGTGTATTCCAATTCCACCACCAAGCCATCTCTTATTCAGTTAATCTAAATAAGAATGTGTACTTATTGATATTGAGTATTAATACTTCTGTCTCTGATTTAATACCTGCATAGACTGTACTACTAGGTAAGTTATCATAGAAGTTTAATGTCTTCTCCTTACAGTAGGTCATTAACTCTGCTGGATTATTAGCTACAAATGGAGTCCCACTAATAGCTGTAGTACTCATTGAGCCTAGAATACCTTGACAACTTTCAGCCAGTTTATCCTGATAATCAATTACTGCATCTAAGAACTCATCTAAGTATAAATGAGCACCTCTTTTATCTCTAATATCTAACTTCTCTGATGCCCAATGTAAGTTCTTAATTCTAGTTTTAATTCCTTCCAATACACTAATGAATGTAGTGAAGAAGGTTAATTCTGAATTACTTGGACTATCATTAAAGTCATCTATAGGTATTAATAAACTATCCATATATCTTTTATTTTGATGTTACAAAGGTATGTATTTTATTTCATATATGCAAGCAATTTGCATATTATTTTTCCTTGTCAATGAAAAAACCTAAGTTGGAGTAGAGGGACTCGAACCCCCAGTCTCAGAGAGAAGGGATTTACAGTCCCCCCAGCTACCAATTACTGATTATACTCCAATATTAACTTAACTTCAACTATTAATTGGGAAGAGCAATTTGCTCAACCCAGTCTCTTAAATTATTAACTATTCATTAGAGATAAATGTATTACCAGTATATCTCCATGCATAGTTCTGTGCAGCTAATTCACAATATGCTTTAACTGCTTTCTTTACTAAATTAAGAACTCTTTTCATAACAATATAAATTTGAAGTTAATATGTTATGCTGGAATGATAGGACTCGAACCTACTATCACCTAATTAACAGTCAGGGGCTATATACCACTTAAGCTTCATTCCAATGTGAGTTTTGCTTTTATCTCAAGTGCCAAGGTAAAAGAAAACCATTCATTAACTCATAGTACTCTAAGTTAGCAAATGTTTTATCAAAAAGAAAAACCTTTTATCATAAACTATGTTATGTTACCCTATTGAGACTCGAACTCAAATTCTTAGTTTAGAAGACTAATGTTCTATCCTTTGAACTATAGGGTAATTAATACTATTTTAATCCATAATTCTTGTTACTTGCATCAGTGGGATTAATAACAGCACCATTAACTGTAACCCTATCTACTTGTTCCTCTTCTTTAGTCTCAAATACTAAAGAGAATAGTTCAGATTTACTAATAAATTCTTTCTTCTTCTCTAGTATTGTAGACTCTAGTAACCTAACATGACTTCTATATTTATCTAATTCTTCTTCAAGTTCAAGTATATCATAATACTCTTCCTTAATATCATTAGCAGCAGTACCACTCATTAGATGAGGATACTTAAATACTACCTCTTTAATTCTATTCTTATCTTCTACTACTACTTTCATAACTTCCTTATCTTTTTATCTAAATACTTACTATAAATCAAGAACCCCACTCCTACTAAATAAATACCCAGAGGTATTGAAAGTGATATAGGAATTAACACTAAATACTTCAAATACAATGGTATTCCCTGTAACATTGCATTAACTAAAACAGCTAACAGTGCTATTAATGAATATATAGTTAATATACCATACCTATCATCACACTTATCTCTGAGATTAATTAACCTCTTTAACTTCTTTTCTTCTAGTGTATCTTCTTTCTCTTCTAGTATAGAAGTATGAAGAATAGCACATTTATTAGGGTCTACAATCATATTACAACTATTTAATTAAAAGAAAACTACTCCTATTTTCACAAACCAGAGTAGTGTGGAAACATGAAATCCAATCATCCCATTTTTTCTTTAAAATCTCTTACATTATGAATTATTGTTCCATCAATCACTCTGCAAAGGTATGTAAAATAGTTGAGATACACAAATATCTATAGTTAATAAATGTCAAGTCACTAAGTATCAGTAGAATAACTTCACTTGAAGGTTAGAGTTAAGTGGCTTGTCCACCAAAATACATCCTTGATGCATATAAATATACAATTGAATTATTTTTAAATTTTATTTTTTTTTTTATTTTTTGGTGTATAAATGAGAGTGTTTTCTAATTTTAAAATTTTATTTTGGTGTATAAGTGTGGGGAGTAATCACTCATTACACCCCCATTGACTTTGAACTTTGGGATAGTCCCCCCTCATGTTTTATGAGAGACTACTTATTACTATTCCACAGTACTTGAATTAATAACTAAAAACATTTATATCATGAACAAGAATCTAATCATCTGCACATTAGCACTACTCTTAGTGCTATCTCTCATAGCATTAAACTATCAAACTAACAGAGTTGATACTGCTAGAGCATACATTAAAGTTTTGGAGAATAACTATCCTGAGTACATAGATACTACATCAGGTAGTGATGAATACAGTGAATGGTATAACTATTAAGTATATGGAAACTATTATCTTATTAGATGGTTCTACTGTTAAAGGCACAGTAGAAGAGTTAGGATTCAATGGTATATACTGGTGTGGGTATTACAAAGGACACTTTGTAACATGGCATAATAACTGTTGGATGGAAAGATAACTCATTACTCTTCCAGTGAATTTGAATTAACATTAAAACCTTGTGGTGTATAGGTCAACCACACATACATTATGAATATCTTTAGTACATTGAAAACTTATGCAGGTAAATGGAGTGTTAAATCTGAAAGAGCATTTGATGCTGAGGAAATCAACGCAGTTAAACAAGCTGTAGTAGTTCCATCTAATTATGGTAACTCAGTCATGTTTACTATGAAGTCTGGTGGTCAAACTTATATTGCATGTAGTAGTGATGCTACTAGTGCAGTAGGTGAAGTCATTGACTTGTCTAAGGCTACATTATTAACCCTTGAAAAGGAGGGTGAGGATGACATCTTGAGAATTAGATGTTAAAGTGTGAATCATTGAGTAGACTATTATTATAGTCTACTCTTTTAAGTTTTAATCATTAAATACATTAATATTATGTGGAGTATAATAGGTTTATTAGCTATAGCATCATTGTTTATAGTGAGAGATTAAGTGAGGTCTAACCTCACTTTCTTTTTTAATCATCTGGTAGAAACAATAAATTTGAGTGCATAAACTCGAAACTCGTGACTAAAATAAGAACATATTTAATTATTATATATATATATATATACTATATTAGTCACACTTTTCAAACTCCTATGAAATGAGAGGCATAGTTTCAATGAAATGAAGTAGTGTGTTCTTTAAGTTAAATATATATAGTTCTTTAAATCAAATAGTACATTAATCATGTTAACTAATAGTTAAATAGTAGTTAATGGATGTTTAAAGGTAGGAGAAACTAATAAAAAGTAGTACTCATTACTCCTCCCTAGTATCTGATTAATCAAAGATTTAATAAGATAAAGTTTTGGTTACTCTCATCATTAGATTAATAAGATTTTAAGGTTTAAGATTTTAAGGTCAGCCTTCAGGCTAGTCAGCCTTCGGCTGACACCTGTTAGCAACAATAAATAAGCTAAAAGTTAAAAGCAAAGCTCATTACTCCTCCTTAGCTCTTGACACTCTGCATGAGTTATTGCTATGTTGGAGAGTCATAATTAACATATTACATTAACATTTAAAATTTAGCATTATGAACATTTTTGGAACATTAAGAACTTACGCTGGTAAATGGAGTCTCAAATCAAGTAGAAAGTTTGAAGAAGAAGAGATTAACGCAGTATCTAAAGCTGAGGTTGTGCCTTCATCTTATGGTAACTCAGTTTGCTTCTTTATGAAGTCTGGTGGCAACAAGTACATTGCATTGAGCAATGATGCTACTGTTGGTGTTGGAGACTCAGTTGATTTGAGTAAAGCACAGTTATTGACTCTTGAGAAAGAAGGAGAGTCTGATATACTTAGAGTAAAGATTTAATACTATTGTTTTAGTGTTAATTTACTTAAAGTAATACTTTAATAAAGAGGTGTAAGTGGCTGAGTATCTGAAACATATCTCCACTTTACATCTCTTTTTTCACATTTGACATAAGCAACTGATTGGTAAATTAATAACTGTATTTACTGATGAATCTATTAGAACCTTCATTCACAAGTGACATAATTTGGACTATAATAGCCCTATTTGCCATAACAATTGGCTGTATTGTGTCATCAAAAGATAGAAAACATGACTAATTCAGCAAGAATTTAGTCACTTTATAGCTAACTTAGTTTAATTCTGAACCCTGAAACCTTAGGAATAAATCTACTAAACTGAGGTTTCTACAATGATACATAATGTAAAATCCAATGCACAGTTATGCCTAGTTAATCAATGAATAATAGTAGTTGATAACATTAGGTAGAGGGCTAAATCTATCAGAAACATGAATATACTATAATAGAATAGCATATGAGACAGGCAGTAGTTATAATCTATAATCTTTAATGTAGGCCGCATGAAATTTAATTAGACAGTACATAATAACATAGGGCTGTGTTGAGATTAGTAAGCAGGACTGAAACATCAATAGACTTAGTGAGATGCTAATATCGTTACTGATAAATTAATTAAAGAGTGAAGGTATAGATAGAAAAAATCCAGGAAATGTGACCGTGGTAAAGTTACGTTATTAGATTAGTTAGATACAACTACAATAATTAGAGGAAAGGTATCTATTTTCTCTGGTATCCATCTCATTGCAAGTTAAGCAAGTTGAGTAGTTTAATGGTTAGAACACTAGTTATAAATGGAGAAAGTGACTAGTAATAGAGGTTCGACTCCTCTCTCAACTTCTATTAATAGAGTAAGAGAAAGAGTGACTCATGAGGTCATGTAATAGCATAATAACAATATAATGCGCTTACTCTATTTCTTTATAATATAACAATTAACAAATAACATTTCAAATGAGAAAAAGAATAAACAGAGCATGTATTGCATCCTCAGAGAACTACAGCTCATCAAAGAAGGCTCATAAAGCTATGCTTAAAGAGAATCATGATAATAACAGTAAGTTATTTCTTATGATTAGCACCTCTCTCACTCCTAAACTCTCACCACTTGAAGAGTTTGAGTTAGGATTAAAGAATCAGATTGAACAATTTAAAGCTAGAAGATATGGATGAACCTTATAACTGGATTGAAGTTGTTGTTTTAGGCATATAATAGGTTAAATTAAATTGATGTAACTATGTTGTGAAACATGGTTACATATGCTCCTTTAGCTCAGTTGGAAAGAGCAATTCACTTCTAATGAATAGGTCATAAGTTCGAGTCTTATAAGGAGTACGATGGTTTATATACACTAACTTTCACCCATGAAGGATTGTAACCTCTTGTATCACAAAGTTACTTTAGTAGATTCAATAAGAATAGTTGTGTTGGTTGATAGACTACTATTAATACCAGATGTTCCTGCTGATTACAGGTAATCAAACATCTGGTATTTTCTTTTAAACTAAATAACTAATAAATATGGAAGAACAATTAGTATCTCTTGAAGTAGCAAGGCTATTAGAAGAGAAGGGATTCTGCAATGGTAGTGCTTATTGTTATGATAACTACAAGCAGGAATTACACAGAAATGGCAATGGCTCAATCTATATTAATGGTTTGGAGGAAGATTATATTGAAGTACCTACTCAATCATTAGTTCAGAAATGGCTAAGAGAGATTAAAGAAACTATAGTTATTGTTGACTATAATATGGCATATCCAGGAAAATGGGACTATGAATACTGGAATGGAAAGTGTGGATTTGTAGTATCAGAAGAGTATTATGATACTTATGAAGAAGCACTTGAAGAAGGATTGAAACAAGCATTAAAACTTATTTGATATGAACATTGAAGCTAAGTGTAAGAACTGTAGATTCTGTAAAGAGATGACAGGACCTTATGATACTGATAACTATTATATTTGTATGCGTGGTAGTTTAGTTCTTACTATTAAACCTGAAGAGAAGTGTGCTCATATAGTAGAAGGCTTTGAACCAACAGAGTCTTTATTAAGGGAGTTTTGGTATGATCAACTTAAAAACATAGTGTAATATGGATGATTATAGATACTATGGCTTATTTCTTACAGATGATAGTAGGGAGAAGTTGATGAAATGGGTATGGGAGAATGGTAAGACTTATTGTGTAGATAAACGTGATGGTCCATTATATATTGACCATGTAACCTTGTTACATTCTTCAATGGCACAAGAGCATTCTGAACTTGAAAGAAGATTAGAAGTCTATGTACATATGACTCCTAAACACTGTGCTCCAACTATATTTGCAATTGATGGTATAGGATGGTCATATAATGCACTAGCATTTAGATGTAACATTATGCCATACTTTTGTGCTTCTAAAGTACCCCACATCACAATCTGTACATTCAGAGGTGGTGTGCCTAAAGACAGTAATAATATTACTGAATGGAGAAATATTAATCCTATAATGGTAAAAGGAGTATTAAAGAAGGTATGAAAATAATAAGAATATACTCTTGTGGTGGATGTCCTTATTGCAGGAGTAAAACTATAAGGAATAGTAGAAGACACACTACAAGATATTGTACTTTAATTAAACAATATATTAAAGGTTCAATACCTGTAGAGTGTCCTTTGAAGGAACAATAAACCAATTAAAAAAATAGTGATATGGTAATGATTATAGTATGGATTACAATCCTCATATGTGCAATTGGTGCTATTGCACTTTACATAGTAAAAGGTAATAGTGTAAAAGACAAGAAGGCTGAGACTGTTAAGAATAAGTTCTCAGTCATACTAGATTGTGAGTTTGAATCTTTCAAGTATAGAGTTTACTTTAATAATAAGCTTATTTCAGTATGTCGTACAAAGGAAGAAGCAATTGAGTATATAAATAAAGTCAAGAAGAACTATGAAGGAATGAAACCTAATGGTACTATTTATGAAGAATACATTAGTTAGATACTGGTGGAATGTAAAGAGTTGGTGGTTAGTTATACCAGACTTAGGCAAGATGATTATTGTACTTATACTGATATGTGCTATACAGTTACTTATAATGTATAGCATATTTGGTATCCCTGATTGGTTTGAGTGGTATATTAGTAAGTGTGATCTTATAGATTTGTAATATGGAGAATAATGAGAAATATGTTATTCTTTCAAAGAAAGAATATGATGAACTAAGAAGCCAGAGTAATACACCTAGACTCACAATAGCTGTTGACTTTGGTTATAGATGGAGAGGTACGAGTATTCATGTTGGTGGAACATTAGACCCATCTGAGAGATTATACTATCAAATCAGAAGAATCTGCAATGAGATACTTGAGAAAACTCATAAGATTGTGAAGGAATATGGTGATGAAAGACTGTCTATACTTGACGAGGCATTGAATATCATCAATGTATTTGAGAATCTTCCTTGGTGGAAAAGAATATTTTATAAACCTAATTATTTCAAACAATGAATATAGCAGAAATACTTAAGGATGCTCCTAAAGGCACTAAATTATATAGTCCTTTATTTGGAGAAGTTAAACTTCAAAGTGTAAGTGACGCCATGATAGAAGTTGGAATAGAAGGGGCAGCCTCTACCTTTTATAAAGATGGTAGATATTATCGAAGTTATTCTAACGGCGAATGCTTGCTATTTCCTTCTAAAGATAAAAGAAACTGGGATAATGTTTGCTTTTTGAAGGATAAAGCTCCAGTAATGGTAAGTGATGATGGTTATGATTGGAAACTTAGAGGTTTTCGTGATAACCATGCAGCATATCTTCTAGATGGGGGTGGTAATATAGTAACTTATTGTTATTGGAATTATGTAGTTCCCATTGATAAATTCAACTTTGAGGACCCATACAGTAACATACTTAATGCATTACAGTAATGAAAGTACTAAGAAGAAAAGGAAGTAAAGTATTTATGTTGTTTGCCTCATGCAGTGGCAAAGAACTTAAAGTGTATAACCAATGATTACACTATTATTTGAGTTTATCCTTCTAGGATTAATAGGAGGGTTAATAGGGCTATTCTATAGGAATTGCCTTAAAGGAGAGAATCAGATATTTAACTTCATCTACTACAGATGGTTGAAACCTTGGGCTGAGATTGAAGATGACCTATGGTGCAATGAGTGTATTAACATAAAGCCTAGAAAGATTGATAGATTCAAGGCTTGGTTAGCATACCCATTAGGTTATTGTATATACTGTAATACTACAATCATAACAATTATTCTATGTATATTGTATCTGTCATCATGGGAAGTATTACCTGCATGGCAGAATATAATAATAGGGGTAATTGCAGCTATAGGAGTACAGCATTTAGTAGTGTTAGATGTAAGTAAGTATTTAATGAATAAACATCCTGATTTTGACAATGAAATATGAATATGGAAGAGACTACATCCCAGAAATCTGGTATAGCTGATATGTGGGATGATAAAGCAATAGAGATAACTCAAGAAGAGTTAACTATTGAACCAATAGTATTGGAACCAATTGAGATTGATTTTAGTATCAATAAATAACATGAAAGAAATATGGAAAGATATACCTAATTATGAGGGACTTTATCAAATTAGTAATCTAGGTAGAGTTAAATCTCTATCAAGAAAATGGTCTCCAAGAGAAACTGTACTGAAGGCTGAGGGTAAGTCAGAAGAATATTTACATGTAAGTTTGTGGAAAGATAGAACAAGCTCTCATTTATATATACATAGATGTGTAGCTGAATTGTTTATACCTAATCCTAATAACTTACCTTATGTAAATCATAAGGATGAGAATAAAAGAAATAATACAGTAGATAATCTTGAATGGTGCAGTGCTCAGTATAATTCTAACTATGGCACAAGAAATGAAAGGGTAGGAAAGTCTCAGGTTAATGGCACTACTAAATCTTACCCAGTTATTCAGACTGACTTAGATGGAAAGTTTATCGCTGAGTATCCATCTATTATGGAAGCTCACAGGCAGACTGGTATAAGTGTGAATGGTATAAGAGTTATGTGTAATGGAGGGTATTTTGATAAAAGGGTAAATAAATTCTTCCCGTCTAGAAAAATTAAAGGTTTCATTTTTAAATATAAATAACAATAATATGGAAGTAAAAATCGTCCTTGATGTTGTTTTACCAGGTAGAACAATGTTAAGCCAGCAGGTGGCTGAGAACACACCAAACAGTTTTAATGAGTTTAAAGTAGAAGTATCTGATCCTAAAGGTGAAAACAGAGAAGTTCTTACTGTTCAAACCAGAAAATGTGCTCCTGCAAGTCAATCATTAAACATCAGCAAAGATGCTTATGATGCTATGATTGATAAGGAATTATGCCCTTATTGGTGTAAAGCAGGAACTTGGGCTGGCATGAATGATAGGATGAGACTTGAAGCTCACTTGAAGAGAATTGCTGAAGGACTTGGTGGTACTTCATTTACCTATCAAGTATTTGAAGATTAAGTTTTGCTTTTGTTTTTCGTTTTAATTTCAATTTCAAAAGAGCTTGCTTGTGAAAGTAGGCTCTTTTTCCTTTCAACTCATTAAATTTAAAAGATTATGGAGAAAAGAAATACTAATTTAATTACTTTGTTCAAATAAACGAGAGGGGTAATAATATGCAGTTAATTTATTTTAAAGAAGATACTGATTGTACCTATCCTGTAGGAGCCTCATTTAACAGAAATAGAGACTACATAGTTAAAGTAGCTCGTACTATTCACACTATAGCAGGAAGAGAGAGGTCTGTTGCATTAATATGCAGAGGTACTTCTGGTACTATATTAGCTGGAGCTGTTGGGTATATCTTAAAGAAGAAACAGCATGATGTTAATATTATAGTATCAAGAAAGTGTGAAGAAAATTCACATGACTATACTATGTCAGGTATAGGATTTCTTCAATCTACGGATAGACCTTTCTCTGTAATAGTAGATGATTTCATAGATACTGGTAATACTATAAAAGCTATCTTAAAGGATGTTGATTCTGATGTCACTTTACCTGTATTAGATATGCTATGTGTTGATAACTATCTGAATGATAAAAAAGTAGAAGAATCCCCAATTATATATGATCTACTTCAGAGATTCAATTATGTACTATGTAACAAAGCAAGAGAGAAAGATAATAATAAACCTATATGATGTATCTTAAAATATTAGTTATTGTATCACTAATAGCTTATATAACCAGTAGAATAATTAGATATAAACCTAGACTTGATTTAATTCAATCTAGGGATAAGTATCATTTATTCTTCTGGTTTAATAAGTATGATTGGTTAGGTAACTGTAGTAGAACCTACATAAAACTATTTTGATATGAGTTATGAACTTAAAATGCAAGGAGTAGGCAATGGTAAAAGGTCAAGATTATACAAGAAGACTAAAAGAGCTTCTATGAATAAGATTGATGCTATTCATTTACCTATGAGAGTACAGTCTGACAAAGGTGGTTATTGGGGTCAAACTAGTAGAGGATTAGTACATATCCCATATAGTAAGATAAGGAAGTTTCTGATGACAAGAGTTGGAAGACCAGTAGATAAAGTCTATTCAGAGTTTCTTCAAGAAGGTAATAAGTATGCTCAAATAAGAAATCTTCAAGAGGTATTTAATGAGTTTATACATCAACGTGATAACTATGCTAATCGTGGTCTTAAGTTTGGTGGATTCTATGTATCTAATGGTATTCTCAATTATAAGGCATCTAAGAAGAGGGTAGAACTATTTAATAGGTCACATGTAGAGTATAACCGTAGCCATTTTCCAGACTCTGAGACTATGAAGAATGTAACTCTTATCTTAGGTATGAGAGGTCCACAACTACTTACTAAAATGTGGGTAGTAGTTAAAGGTAACCTTATGCTTTTGCCAGTGTATCTTGTTAGTAGTGTTAGATGGGAATCACTTCAAGACCCTAATGATAAAGCAATAGGAATCTATGGAAAGAAAGCTGTTGAGCAACTAAAAGAGTTTGTTATAGCTAAAGTAGTTGGGTATGGTTCTCAGTATGCAGTTACTGTATGGAAATCCTCTACTTATAAGAATTGGAGTATAAACGATTACTACTATTATGTAGTTAAAATCTCAGATATTGAAGCATACAAAAAAGAGAAATATAAACCATAAAATAAATAAGATGCAGATATTAAATCTAGTTAGACCAGAGAAAAGTGATATTAAGTTTGAGATTATCACATTCCCTGATGGTGAGCCTCATATCAAACTTGAGGGTATTGATAGAAAGAACAAGGTTAATGTTGTGTGTAGAATTACAAGTCCAAAAGACCTGTTCATCCTATTACAGATAGGAGATATACTGAATAGGCATGAGGTTTCATTTGGTATACATATATACTATCTTATGTCTATGAGAATGGATAGAGTTATTAGCTTTAATGAAGCATATTCATTGAAGATAGTAGCCAATCTCATTAATAGTATGAATCCAGAAGCTGTAAATGTGCTTGAGCCTCATTCAATCAAGACAGAACTCCTCATTAAGGAGTTTTGGGGTCATTTGGAGCCAAGAATACCTAACTTCACTGGTTATATTCCAGTATATCCAGATGCAGGTGCAGTTAATAGGTATCAAACACTTGGTGAAGTTCTCATATGTAGTAAAACTCGTAATCCAGACACAGGTAAATTAAAAGGATTTCATATAGAGAATCCTGAATTACTTCAAGATGAAGATTTTAAAGACTTTCCTCTTGTAGTTATGGATGATCTATGTGATGCAGGTGGAACCTTTGTAGGGATTGCTAACAAGATTAGAGAAGTTAATCCTGATAGAAAGTTAGCTATCTATGTAACTCACATGGTTAACCCCAAAGGTATCACTACTCTCAGTGAGAACTATGATGAAGTGTATTTCACTAACTCATACAAAGACTGGGATAAATCAGATTTACCTGATAATGTAAGAATCATTAAAGTTATCTAATCATGAAACTAAGAGATTTTATTATTGTGTTTATTGTTATATGGATAGCAGCACTTACAGGGTTGACTCTTCATATATTCAATATAGAGAAGAAGCCTCCTGCACATTATGTTAAGTTAGAACAACCAGAGTTTCTCAATGAAGAATTGAATGATAGTACATTGCTAAAAGCCCTTGTCTATTATGAGATTAAGGAACCTTTGATAGTATTGGCACAAGCTAAGCTTGAGAGTGCTAATTATAAATCAAGGCTATGCAAAGAGAAGAATAACATCTTTGGATTGTATAATAGTAAAGCTCAACAGTATTATAACTTTGACCATTGGACCAATTGCATCATAGCATATAAGAATATGATAGAATACAAACAGAAAGATGGTGAAGACTATTATCATTTCTTACTTAGAATTAAATATGCAGAAGATATTGAGTACATTAGTAAAGTTAAATCAATTGTAAGTAAATTACCTCCGTAGATATGAATAGAGATTTAGTATCAAAAGAAATACAGTCTATAGATTCAAGTAACATACTCCTTGAACTTCCTACTTCATTTGGTAAGACTAAACAAGCCTTAGACTTAATGAATAAGAGAAAACCTAAGAGTATTCTTATATTAGTTCCAAGACTTGTCTTAATAGATAATTGGAAAGAAGAATTCACTAAGTGGAAGCTTGATAAATACTTGAAGTATGTAACATTTAGTACTTATGTAGGAATAAAGAAGCATAAAGATAAATCATTTGATATGTTAATAGCAGATGAATGTCATCATTTTACTGAGATGTCTTTAGGACACATAGATACTATGAAGTTCAAGTGGTGTGTGTTACTGTCAGCTACTGTTGGTAAATTCAAGGATGAACTAAAGTGTCACTTCAAAGAACTATATTGTTATCAAGTAACAGCTAAGAAGGCTATAGATGAAGGTATTTTACCTGATCCAAGAGTATATCTTATACCTTATAAGTTGGATAATACTAATAGGAAGTATCCATTAGAATTAAAGAATTCATCTAAAGGAAAGAAGATTACTTGTGATTATGGAGACAGATGGAAATATCTTAAGAATAAATCCTATACATCTATAACTGTACTATGTACTCAAGCAGAATATACCTATGAGATTGACTCAAAGATTGAATACTGGAAGAGAATGTATATGAGGAGTAAGAATGATGTCATTAAAAATAAATGGCTATATCTAGCAGGTTTAAGATTAAAAATGCTAGGTACATTTAAGAATCCCATTGTACAAAACCTTCAAGTGTTACTTAAGAACTACAGAAGTATTACCTTTTGTAACTCTATTGAACAAACAAAGATACTAGGTAAGAACTGTATCAATAGTAAGAATAAGGACTCTATTGAAATTCTTGAGAAGTTCAATCAAAAGAAAATTAATCATATAACATCATGTAATATGCTTAATGAGGGTATGAATCTTATTGATTGTCAGGTTGGTATCTATGCTTCCTTGAATAGTAGTGATACTATGATTAAGCAGAAGTTAGGAAGGTTACTAAGACATCCTAACCCTGTATTAATTATACCTTACTACAATAATACAAGAGAAGAAGAGATAATTGAGAAAATGTTTGAGGATTACAACCCAGAGCTTACAACAGTAGTTGAAAGTTTAAATCAGATTAAGGTATGACAATTACAATTGATGAAGATGTTTGTGCTAAATATAATCTGACTATGAGTGAAGTGTTGGCAATAGCTCTTGTGAAAACAGGAGCTGATGTGCCTACTTTATTTGCTAATCTTGAAGATAAGAAGGCATTAGTTAAGGATATGTTTAATAAGTATCTTGTAACTATGGGTTATGATGAGAGAGTGTCTAGTGTATTGTTAGACTCTGATAAAGATAGACAGCCACAAGACAGGATTGAAGACTTAGCTCTTAAAATGATGGCATTGTTTCCACAGCAAAAGAAGCAAGGTACTTCTCAGTATTTTAGAGGTAACAAGAAAGATGTTACACTAAGATTAAAGAAGTTCTTCAAGCTGTATGGAAATAAATTCACTGATAAACAGATTCTTGAAGCAACTGATAAGTATGTTAAATCTTTTAATGGTAACTATGCTTATATGAGAGTATTAAAGTATTTCATTTGGAAAGATGAAAGAAAGGTAGACTCTGATGGTGTAGGCTATGTTAGTGAGGTATCAGATTTAGCTACTTATATAGAGAATGAAACCAGTGATATGGCAGATTCTGATTGGACAGCAAGATTAAAATAGTATGGGATTATATGAAAGAGTATTAAAAGGTCTTGAAGAAAGAAGAAATAATCTACTTGAAGGTGGTATTAATAGCATACCTTCACCATTCATTAGGTTCAATGATGATTTTATAGGAATAGAAAAAGCAACTTACTATTGTGTGACTTCTGTTACAAAAGGTGGTAAATCTCAATTTGCTTCACATGTCTTTATGTACACTCCTCTTATATATGCTTATCATAATAGAGATAAAGTAAGAGTGAAGATATTATACTTTGCACTTGAAGAAACTCCTGAAAGAGTAATGCAGAGATTTATGAGTCACATTCTGTATTATCTATCTAAAGGTAAGATAAGAGTGTCTCCAAGAGACTTAAGAAGCTCAAAGAATGATAAGCCTTTGTCTCAGGAAGTACTTGATCTATTGCAGACTCAGGAATATAAGGACATGTTTAAGTTCTTTGAGGAGAATGTCATATTTAGCTCTACTGCTAATCCCACTGGCATCTATAAAGAATGTAAGAGATATGCAGAAGAAAGGGGGGTTATACATACAAAGAAAGCTGTTTACAGAGGTGAGTTAGGAGAACTTAATGAAACAGATTCCTTTGACTATTATGTTCCTAATGACCCAGGTGAGTATATTATTCCATTTATAGATCATATTGGTTTAATTGACACTGAAAGAGGAATGAATCTTAAACAATCAATGGATAAGTTATCTGAATATTTGGCAAAGTATCTTAGAAATAACTATGGTATGAGTCCTGTAATTATTCAGCAACAATCCTTTGAGAATGAGAGTAATGATAACTTTGTTAGTGGGAAGATTAGACCATCAGCACAAGGATTAGGTGATAGTAAATACATTGCAAGAGATTGTAATATACTTCTAGGTTTGTTTAGTCCATTCAAGTTTGAACTCAATGAGTATAAAGAATATGACATAACAAAGTTTAGAGATAACATTAGATTCCTTGAGGTTCTTGTCAATAGAGATGGTGAAATGGGTGGTTTATGTCCTTTGTTCTTTGATGGTGCTGTATGTGATTTTCAAGAACTTCCTTTGCCTAAAGATACAGAAGGTCTTGCAAGGGTATATAGTTATCTGAAATATATCAGAGGAGTACCACAAAGTTCAAAGGTATTCTTTATGTCTTCAAGAAGAAAGTATTTGCATAGATGGAAAAGATTATCTATCTTTGCACGGTTTAAAAGAAAAATAAAGGAGAAGTTAAATGTATAGTGGAATTTATAAGATAGAGAATACAATTAATAGTAAGGTGTATGTAGGTTCCTCTAATAATATAAAAGTAAGGTGGAGAAAACATAAGGCACTTTTAAGACATAACAAACATCCTAACCAACATTTACAGAATGCTTGGAATAAGTATGGAGAAGACATGTTTATCTTTTCTGTAATTGAGTTATGTCCAATTAGTTCTCTATTGAATAAAGAACAGTATTACATAGATTTGTTAAAGCCTGAATATAACCAGACATTAGTAGCAGGAAAAGTAGAAATGACTACTGATAGAAGAAAGAAACTATCTTATTCAGTCACTCAAGCATATAAAGAGGGAAGAATAAAAAAGACTATTAAATCTATTTATCAGTACGATTTAAAAGGAAACTATATTAGAAAGTATAATTCTCTTGGAGAAGCTTCGACTGCTTTAAATATTCACATTACTAAGATTTCTTGCGCTGCAAATGGTAAATGCAACATAGCAGGAGGTTATGTTTGGAGATTTTATAAGGCTAATAAGTTAAATGTGTGGTTTAATGGGAGGGGAAAGACCCTAACTAAAGAGCCATACAGGTTGAAAAATGTAAAAATAGCATTAACTAATTGTAATGAGCATCTTGTATTCAAGAATGCTAAAGAAGTTTCAAATAAATTAGGATGCAGCACATTTCAAGTGTATAATTCTATTAGAAGGAACTCTTTATTATTAAATAAATATAAGGTGGAAAGAAAAATTTTATAATATGGCGAAGATACTAATTCTTGCGAAAAGTGGATTTGGTAAAACTACTGCATTGTGTGGTAGAAAGAAGTTTGGTATTGAAGGGTTAAACCCAGCAGAAACATTTCTCATTCAATGTGCAAATAGAGAACTTGCTAACTTGGATTATAAGTTAATTGATGGAGTTACTAATGCAGACAGCCTAAAGAATGTTATTGGTAATGGTAACAGAATTCAAGTTGGTAATATCTCAGGTCTTGAGAAATTCAAGACAGTTGCAAAAGCTATTGAGATGTTAGCTCAATCACCATTCAAGAATATTGTAATTGATGATTTCAATTACTTATCTCAAGATTATTATATGGCAAATGCTATGAAAGGTGGTTGGGATAGAATGTGTGTCCCTGCATAGAGTAATCTATGTGAAAATAATTGGGTAAAAACGGTGAAGGGTATTGCATATCTTATTATTTATTTGTATATTTGCCAACCAAATATACAATAGATATGAGAGATTTTATTCCTAATAAGAAAGAACATAGAAGTGATTACTTTAAAGTAATTGATTCAGAGGTTAAAGCCTATATTCTAGGCTATTTAGTAGCAGATGGTTCTATAGAAGAATCAGTAAGAAAAGATAGACCAAGTAAATTAGTAAGATTAAGATTTGGATGTATATCAGAAGATGATGAAATTATAAGATTAATACAAAGAGAAATAGCTCCTAATAATAATCTTAGATATTATCAACCTAAAGCTCAAAACAGAAAACCTACTACTATATTACAAATATGTGATAAAGAGTTAGTTAATGATTTGAGAACTTTATACAATATACAACCAAGGAAGACTTATGATGTTAATTTTGAATTTCCTAATATACCTCAAATATATGAAAGAGATTTTATAAGAGGTTTTATAGATGGAGATGGGTCTATAGGTGATAGACATTTTAGTATGATTTGTAATTCACCTAAATTTGCAGAACAGATTAAAGATAGATTTTTAGAAGTTGTGCCTGAATTGAAATGGGTGATTTATAGGGAAAATAGGAAACTAACTCCTTATTGGAGCCTTCATTTCAGTTATAGTATGAAAGTCAGGAAACCTATATTTAATTATCTTTATAAAGATGCTACAGTGTTCTTAAAAAGAAAAAGGGATAAAGCACTTAATACCGTGCTAAATGCAGTAGATAAAAGGACTGCACAGTGTAACGCATAGATACTGAACCTGTATTTAATACAGAATATAATGTATCCAAGAGTATCCAACTCCTTATTTATATAAGGATGAAAATGTATGCTGAACTATAGCAACTATGCAAGAAGCTATAGAACTAGGGGATAAAAAGCCCTTAGGATAACAAATTGACACCGAAACAAATTGGTTATGGTATGGGACTTATCTTCAATGCATTTGAAGCTATTCCAACCAGAGAGAAAGACTTATTTGCTATGGCTCATTATGAAGAGTATAAAGATAAGAATGGTGATTCCATTTCTTATAAGTTCAAGACTACTGGTAATATGGTGGATGGTTACATTACACCAGAAGGTAAGTTTGATATTATTCTTTATGGTAAGGCAGGTTGGGATGATCAAAACAAGAAAGCAATTAAACAGTTTGTGATTGACTTTGATGGTGAATATCCTGCAAAGGATTCTATTGGTGCATTGGATGAGTGTCCATTATATATTCCTAATGATTTAGGGTATGTAAAGAAGTTAATTAATAAGCATTATAACAGAGAATAATGGATAGAGAACAAGTAGTTAAGTTATTAAGGGATATACAGAATAGTCCTGGCTTTTATAATGATATTACAAAGAAAGATGTTATACTTAACTATTGTGTTGAGCATGGTAAATCTCCTCAACTATCCATTCAATTTGTTCAGATCATTAGTATAAATAGAGTGTTACTAAATGAAATATTTCTTGATACACTAGAAATGTTAAAGAAAGAGCATACTATTAATACCTTATATGCATCACAGAATTCCATTAATAGAGGAAATAACCCAATTTTATTAATATATTAATTAAAAGAAACATGAAAGAATTAAGTAGAACAGAATTAGCAACAGTTAAAAGAACTGCGGCTAATGTGAAAACATTCAGAGCTAAGAAGGCTAAGTTAGAAGCACAAAAGGCTAAAATTGATGCAGAACTTGAATCTGTAAACAGAAGTATTGATTTGTTTGAACAACCAATCATTGAAGTAACTGGTGGATTTACATCAGAACAAGTACTCAATGGTGAAATGGAACTTGCTATGAGTCAATCTGTAGAGAGTCCTTCTGAAGCTCCTGTAGAGAAAACAGTGTGTGGAGTATCTGTATCAGATTTGCAGGCACAAGACAATGCACTGAGAGCTGAAGAAGCTCATATCAATCCTTTTGAATTGAAGTTAGATGAGTCAAATCCCCTACCTTTTGAAGCATAAAAAACATTTGAATAATATGAAGAAGAATAGTGCAAAAGTAATGATGGCATTTGCCAGTGGTTCAGAGTCTAAAGAACATGTAAGAAAGCTCTATATAGGTGTTGCACCTGTATTTGTTGCAGCAGTAAATCCTAACAAGACATTGCTGAGTGATTTCTACAACTTTGATGTAGAAGAGGAACCAACCTATATTAGTGAAGCTGAAGTAGGACCTGATGGTAACAAGGTTAAAGTTCCTCAGGTAAAAATTGACTTTCTTGTAGTATCTGATCCTGCAAAATGCAATGGTATTGAGATGAGAAAATCAATTACTTTCTTCATTAAGAAAGCAATCAGGTATAACAGAGATGCTACCAAGGTTCAAGTGATTGACAAGTATGGTCAGACTGCATGGCCTACAATTGAAGAGGCTAAAATTCATGCAATTCCTCAGTATGCAAGTGGTCCTGCAAATCTTGACAAAGATTATAGACCTGCCTATATTGGTGAAGAAGAATTGACTAACTTCATCAAGGCATATCTTAACATTCCTAATCCATCTTATTCTTATATAGATAAGAATACTGGTGATAAGGTTGTTAAGACTTTGGCTAATCTTGATGATGCACTTGCCAGACTTGACAATATTGACAACTATTTCAAAGGTGATTACAGTGAACTGGAATCTATCTTGAAGCTCCAGCCTAAGAATGTAGTGAAGGCTTGCTTTGGTGTAAGAACAACTGATGATAACAAACAGTATCAAGCTGTATTTACTCAGAAGTTCTTGAAGAATTCTGTTACTGACTACAGTTCTCTTGATAAAGAGATTCAAAGCAGAATAAATGCAGGTGGTTATAGTAACACTGAATTCAGTGTAGAACCTTTGCATGAATATGTAGTTGAATCAACTAACTTCAATGAAGTATCAGCTACTCCAAATGCAGGTACAGCTGAATCAGCTACTCCTTGGGCTTGGGCAGCAAATAAATAACACTTAATCAAATATTATATGTTTAGTAGTGGCACTTTTAACATAACTCTTGAAGATTTATTGAGTAAAGTCAGTGAGTCTGATATATTATATCATTATTTCGGTATTAGTGAAATCCCATGTGTTGTATCTAGTCCTTTGAGAGTAGATAATGATCCATCCTTTGGCATTTATACATTAGATGGAAACAAGATATACTGGAAAGACTTAGCTAGAAAGACTTCAGGAGGTCTTTGGGATATGTTAGGTGAGTATTGGGGGGTGAGTTACAGAGAAGTTTTAAAAAGAGTCTGGGAAGACTTACCCAATATAGCCACTACTACTCATGAATCAGGTAAAATGAAGAAGCCTAAATCAATCAGTAACTACAATGAAGAGACTGATTTACAATGCAGAATTAGATGTTGGAAACAACATGATATTGAGTATTGGAAATCATTTGGAATATCTCTTGGATGGTTAAAATATGCTGATATATATCCTATATCACATAAAATAGTCATTAAAGGTTCTAATAGATTTACCTTTGTTGCTGATAAATATGCTTATGCTTATGTTGAAAGGAAGGAAGGCAAGGTTACTCTTAAGATATACCAGCCATTCAGTACTACCTTCAAGTGGAGTAATAAACATGATAGGTCTGTCATTAGTCTTTGGACTAAAATACCTGAGTTTGGTGAAAAATTAGTTATTTGTGCTTCAATGAAAGATGCCTTATGTTTGTGGGCTAATACTGGAATACCTTCTGTTAGTGTGCAGGGAGAGGGATATTCTATAAGTGAATCTGCTATAAATGAATTAAAGAGAAGGTATAAAAAGGTTTATATTATTTTTGATTCAGATGAAGCAGGAATAAAAGATGCACAAAAGTTAGAAGAAACTACAGGATTTACTAACTTGCCCTTGTCTAAAACAGATAAGGGTAAGGATATTTCGGATTTATACTATTATTATGGAAAGGAGTTTTTATGCAAAACTATTCAAGAAATGTTGAAGAGAGTTGGAGACCTATTGTAGGTTTTGAAGGTTTTTATGAAGTGAGTAACTTTGGAAGAATCAGGAGTTTTATTGATAATCATCTCAAAATTAGAGAAGTTCCTAAAGTACTAAAGCCTTTTAAACTGACCAAAGGATACTTAGGAGTGTCCTTAAAAGGTAAGACTTTCAAGATACATAGACTGGTGGCTCAAGCATTTATTCCTAATCCTGATAATTACCCTGAGATTAATCATAAAGATGAGAATAAAGAAAATAACTATTATTTTAATCTTGAGTGGTGTAATTCTCAATATAATCTTTCGTATGGAACTGTTAGGGAAAGGATAAATTCTACTAACAGACTACTTGGAAGTTCTCTTTCCAGAAAGATTGCTCAATATACTATTGGAGGGGATTTAGTAAGAGAATATAATAGTATTACAGAGGCTTTAAATTATAATGGTTTTAAGAATAACTCTAATATAATCCAATCTTGTAAAAGTAATTCTAAAACTGCCTATGGTTATAGGTGGAAATATATAAATTAATTAAAAAAAGAAACATTATGGAAGCTAGAAAAATTTTATTTGTCCTGAGCAACAGCTCAAATCAGAAAAGCATTATGTCAGAAGCAGAAACTCTTGGTGCATTGAAAGCAGACATGAGAAGAGCAGGTATTAGCTACGATGGCATGACATTCTATGAAGGTAGAACTAGAACAGAGTTGAAAGATGATGCTTCTGTTCTCCCTGTAAATGTGCCTGTGCCTGCAAAGGGAACTAATCCTGCAACTACTACTAATGACTTGGTGTTCATGCTGACTACAGCTAATAAGAAGATTAAGTCAGGTGCTTTGAGTCCTGAAAGAAAGAATGTTCTTGATGAAATCAAGGCTAAAGGTTTAGGTGCAGCAGTAACTGCAAAGTTTGGTAAGAATGCAACTCAGTGTAAAACTCCTGATTTGTTGGCATTTCTTGCAGAACAATCTAAGCCTGCATCTCAAGTAGCCACAGAAGCACCTAAGACAAAGAAGGTGGAAAAAGTAGCAGTAGGTGAGAACCCTGATATCACTATCAAAGAAGTGATTAAAGGTGAGCCTATTGCTGGTGTTACACCTTGTACAGAATGTGTAGATAAAGTAGCAAGAGAAGTTCTTGGTGAGCTTATTAGAAGACTTAATGAAGAAGATGATCTCTATGATGATTACAGTGATCTTCTTGATAAACTTAGTATAGGTGGAATGTCTGGGAAACAGGAACAACCAACTGAAACTAAAGCTGTGAAAGAAGAAAAACTTTCAAACAGTGAAATTAATGATTTGTTTGGTGGTTGGGCTAAATAAATAACAATACAGAGGTTGGTGAGTAATCACCAGCCTCTTCTTTTTTAGTGATACAATGAGTGTAGAAGAAAGATTAACAAATTTATACAACTCCTTCATGGAGAAGCCTAATATCATTTATGGTATATTCAAGGACTTCTTTGGTGAAGAGTTTGTAGATATGCAGAATTATCCATCATTAGATGAATATATCAACAATGCAAAAATGATGCATTCAGAAGATTTCATCATGGCTGATGATACAATAGATGATTCATCATTTTCTAGAATAAATATACTTGTTAGATTCCCTGAGGTAAGAATAACCAATGAGAATGATAAGTATATAGATATATGGGAACTTTATGCTAAAGTTACAGTTACTTATTCAGGTACTATGCGTGGTGATTTTAGATTGAATAGGTCTGAGTATGATTTATTTCAATTAAGAAATGGTTATATGCATAGTCATATTAGTTCTATTCCCTTTAGCAGACTAACAGAATTTCAAAGTCCCTGTTTAGGTTCAGGACCTATTAGAGGTACTATTGCAACATTAAATGATAGTGGTATTGAATTTGATGAATTAAGATGGGAATTATTCTGTCTTGAACTAAGTAAATATGTTCAAGTTGAATCTTTGGCAGGAGGACCTTATCATAAACTTGAAGAACTTGGTGGTAGTAGTATGAGAGTGCAATCTGTTACATGGCCTATGTATAGAGATAATCAACTTAGAAGCTACAGCTCTCTTAACACTGATCTATATAAAGACTTTATGATGTGGTTATTAAGAAAGAAGAAATTAAAATTTGACTTTCTTAATGGTTATGGTATAGGCATGTCCTATATTCAATGGACTATATTTATAAGTAATGAGTTTATTGAATGGTACAATATAAGGTATAAAGAGGGAGAAGTAACTGCTTCCTATGAAGAATTACTTTTAGAAAGTCTATTGTATAGAGGTGTTTTAAATAATAATAAGATATATACTAGCAGATATAGTGCAGCTGATAATTACTTTCAGTATGTAGGTAGACAAGTTTGCATATTTAAAGGTGAGCCTGTTTTATTTAAAATAAGGGCAGGTAATACAGATACGAATGATGATAATATGTCTACATTCCTATCTCCTGTAATTGTAGAGCATTTTTATAAATGTATTTTAGAAATAGTTAATTATGAGTATAGAAACGAAACCCAAACTACTGGAACTGACAAGAAAGTCTACTTCATATAAGTTGATAGTCACTCCAGAACTTGAACGAAAGATAAGATATTTCTTAGACAAGTTCCCATCAATAGAATATTCAGGTACTTTATTTTATACTGCATCTGGTAGTTTTGAAACTGAAGATTTAGTAATCACTGCCTTTGATTTCCTGTTACAGGATATAGGTGTAAGTGGTTATACTGAATTCAATCAATCTCCTGATGTAATAGGATATATGGTAGACCATCCTGAACTATTAGGAGAAGATGTATATCAAGGATTAATGCATTCACATCATACAATGGGTGCATTCTTTAGTGGAACAGATTTAGCCACTCTTAGAGAAGAGGGCAGTGATAGAATCCACTTTGTATCTTTGATTATTGATACTAAAGGTACTTACAAAGCAGCTATTACAAGAGTAGTTTCTGAAGAAATGACAGCAACAGGCTATGTTAAGTATCCTACATATAATGGTAAAGAATCAACTGGACAACCTGTTAGTTATTCTTTTACTAGAAAGAAACTTGAATATTTCATGCTTGATGTAGAAAGACCTGTGATTGCTAATCCCTTTAAAGAGCTTGCTGATAGAATTTTGGAAGTTCAAAAGCAAAAAGAGGAAGCCAAAAAGAAAGCTACTCCTGTTTATGGAGGTAGTTGGCAAGGTGGCAGTGGGTATAATAATTACTCTCCTAGAGTATATAACTATACCACTAAACAATGGGAGGATGCTAAGCCTAGCACTCCTAAGAATACAGCCTTTAACTATCAAACTAATGTAGGAAGAGGCAATGTTATTCCTGAGAATAAACCTTATGTTCCTTCAGTGAATATTCCTTCAGTACAGGAAGAACTTCCATTTGAACAAGAGACTCAAGAAGAAGTAATACCCCCATATGGTGAAGTAAAAGTTGATCCTACTATCATTGAAGAGATTGCAAGACAGTTAGTAACTGGAGATATTTCTTATGGAGTGTATGAGAATGAAACACTTGAAGAGTTAGCTAAAATAGGAGAGGAATCATATGCTCAAAGATTTGAAGATGATTCACTATTTCATGCTTGGGCAGAAGGTTATGTTGAATTCTTGGTTTATTATGCTGAAGACCCAGCTCTTGAGCAGTATGAAGATGATGTATTAGCTGCATTAGTTGCTTATGATTTAGTTGAGAAACTTAATAAGTTAACTAATAGAGGAAAATACATTAATCAGTTTATTGAAATGATTGAAAGGTATATTATTTAATTATGGATATGGATAATAATGAACAACTTATAGAAGCAGGAACAAGTTCTACACTTGAAATGGATAGATTTTATAATCAAACCCCTGAAGCTCAAGCAGCAGAGGTTCTTAGTGATATTATTAGAATAGCTAATGTAAATGACATTCCTATTTCAGTTGAAGAACCTCATGTGGAATTAACCTCAGAGGAAGAAGCACTTCTAGCAGCAGCTCTTGAATCTCAGAATAATGAAATCCCTGCTAACTCTCCTACTCTTCTAGTAGAAGATGTTACCAGTAGATTTAGTGGTGCTTCATGGTATGACAAGATTAGAACAAAGATTATATTATTAGCTGGATTAGGAGGAATCGGTGGCTACGTTGCCTTCTTATTATCAAGAATGCATCCATTTAAAATTGTTATGTATGATGATGATGTAGTGGAATCAGCTAATATGTCTGGTCAATTATATTGCATGGAGAATATAGGAGAATATAAAGTCAATGCAATATATAACACAATGAAGAGGTATTCAAACTTCTATAATGCAAATGCTTTAAGAGAGAGGATTACTGATGGAACTCCAGCTAGAGATATAATGATATGTGGGTTTGATAACATGGAAGCTAGAAAAACGTTCTATAGAGTATGGAAAACTCATGTTAGGTATTCAAATGATAAAGATAAATGCTTGTTTCTCGATGGGAGGCTTGCGGCTGAAGAGTTTCAAGTATTTGCAATTAAAGGTGATGATGAAAGAGCAATGGGAATCTATGAGGAAGAATGGCTGTTTAATGACTCTGAAGCTGAAGAGACTTTATGTAGTTATAAACAAACTACCTTCATGGCTAATATGATTGGTTCTGTAATGGTTAATCTATTTGTGAACTTTGTAGCTAATGAATGTGATCCAGTATTTCCAAGAGATGTTCCTTTCTTAACTACCTATGATGCAAGTACTATGTATTTTAAAGTAGAGATGTAATTATGGCAAGAGTAGGTTCAAGATTAAAAGATGCTATAAACTTTCTAAGTTCTGAATATAGCTACCATCGGCATAGTCCTATAGGATATGGTCCAAATATAAATTGGGAAAGAAATAATGTCTTTTCAAAGTTCTTTATAGCTGATATAACTGGCCCTGAGATAATAGTTCCTGTAGTTATGAGAGGACATGTTGAAGAGGTTATTAGTAGTAGTATTGTATATAATGTAATAACTCATATAAAGAAAGAAGTAGTATTTCCAATTTATATTAGAGCTTACAATCCTGCTGTAAGAACTGCTGATAGCTTTATATCAAAGGTATTTGCTGAATCACCAGAATCAGGATTGTCTAGAGTTACTATCAAAGACACAACTTATATTGGAAGTAGAGGCTGTATATTTGATAATGATGGAAAACTTCTTATGCTTTGTACTCTTGTTGGTAGGTATTTACTTCATGATCAACCAGATGATTCATTTTTTGGTACTGTAAAAGGTTTTACTTATGATGAGGTCAGACTGTATATTCATTCTGATGTTGTTAGAAGTGAAAGTGATGTAGTGTGTAAAGCAATTATGAATAAAATAATGCCTTTCATGTTATCATCAGAGTTTAGAAAACCATATAGTCAAAATATAAGATGTTTCGATCTTAATCATCCTACAAGAACTACAGTCATTATTGATGATATTAGTAGGTTTGTAAGAACTCCTACATTTAGTAGTGATTATACTGATGAGGATATAAATAACATGTTGAGTGTTAGAGCTTCTGAAGTTGCAGATCAAATTAAGTTGGTATGACACTAGGTGAATACTTTGGTGATTGGATTAGGGTTATAGATGTTAATGAATTAAATAAGGTTACTAAGACTATAGGCAATATAAGGAAGCCTATATGTCCTAATATACCTGATGTATTTAAAGCATTTACATTATGTTCATATGATGACTTGAAGGTAGTTATGGTGGGGCAGGACCCTTTTCCTCAGAAAGATGTAGCAACAGGTATTTTGTTTGGTAATAGGAAGGAGGTAAGTGATGAAGACTTATCTCCCTCACTAAAGATTGTTAAGGAGGCAGCTGTTGATTTTGAAATTCCACATAATAGTATTATCTTTGACCAGACTTTAGAGAGTTGGGCTAATCAAGGAATTCTTATGATAAACTCTGCATTAACTGTAGAAATGAATAAAGTAGGTAGTCATACTATGTTATGGAGACCATTTATGACTAAGTTATTAAAGAATTTATCAGAGTGGAATACAGGTATTATTTATGTTCTGTTTGGTGAACAAGCTAGAACATTTGTACCTTATATTAATAGTAAATCTAATATCATTCTGGAAGAAAAGCATCCAGCTTATTATGCTAGAATAGGTAGTAGAATGCCTTCTACAGTCTTTAAAATTATTAGTAAATTAACTAAAGACAAGTATGGTGAACCAATAGTTTGGTTCCAAGAGTATTAATTAAATAATAAGTATTATGAAGAAAAAGTATGTATTTGTAGGCACAGGTGATTATGTATGTGAAGGTGACAAATATCTAGGAGCATTAGTATGCAAGTCTGGAGAGATGTTCTTCTTTAATTGCATTAATAAGTATGTTATTGCTAAGCTTCTCTCAGAAGGTGCTATTAAGGAAGTTAAAGAAGAGGTTATTAATTACAAGGAACCTGTTCCTCCTTCAGTAGATGATGTTACTTTTGAGACTATTATTATGTCTATTGCAAAAAGACTGAAGTGGAAGGTTGTTAATGTGTTCAAATACCTTGATAACCTTGCTTACATTAGTGAAGGTGCAGTATTGTCAATCTTATTGAGAGAAGCAGCTATAATTCTTGACAGACAATATCCAGACCATATTGAGAATAGTGAGAAAATCTATACTATAGATATGGCTAAAGGTGAGATTGTAGAGGTTAAAGATATTCACAAGATAAAGAATTTCAGAAACTTTGCTGCATTTAGAAATATTCAAGATGCTGTCACTGTGAAGAAAGTACTGAAAGACTTTATGTTAGCAGCATTTAGTAAAGGTGGGAGAAAATAAGAAGATACTTAATGCCTCTAGGAAAGAGTTTGATGGGATTAAATTCAAGTCAGAACTTGAAGTGATGATTTACAAGACTCTTAAGGAATTAGGATTTAACCCTATCTATGAACCAACTACTTACACCTTGTGGAGAGGGTTTAGACCTACAGTACCTTTCTATGATAAAGATAAGAAGACTAAACTTCTTAAATTAAATCTTAAGAAGATGATAGATATAAAGCATACTCCTGACTTTGTGTTTCTGTATAATAATGTAGTTATTATTATAGAGGCTAAAGGTATGGAGAATGATGTATTCTATATAAAAAAGAAGTTATTCAGAGCATATCTTGAAGATTTGTATAGGGAGACTGGACAAAAGTCTATGTATTTTGAAATCTTTACTAAGAAACAGCTTCTAGAGGCTATAGAAATAATTAAAGGTTATGGAACCAGTGGAGAGAATAAAAAGATTAACTCAGTACCTGCCAAAAGGTGATATTGCATTAGCTCATACTTTCATTGATTCAAGAGATTTTGAGTCACTGCAAGAGTTAGTTGATTCAGCTATTGTTAAGACTAAAAGAAACATTAGTAGTAACAATCCTAAGGAAGAGTATCTTAGTTTAGATGTGGATGAAATGGAAAAACTAAAGACAGAAGTAGATGATTATGTAGACCAGCTACAGCTGCCTGAACAAGATGATGAATTTAATAATTATGAGGAAGAGTATTGTTGACATTTCATGGAGAGTAGATGAATCTGCCTATAGAGCAGACCCAGCCTTTAGCTATTCTACCTTAAGTCGCTATAGTCGAGAAGGATTTAGAAAGTTAGGCAGTCTCTTTGATAAAGTAGAAAGTCCTGCATTAAGATTTGGTTCAGCAGTTGATACTATGTTAACTGATGGAATTGATGCTTTTAAAGAGAGATTTACTGTATGTGAGTTTCCTTCATTATCAGAAGCACTTATAGGAATAGCTAGAGACTTGTTTGAAAGTTATGGAAGTCACTATAGAAGTATTGATTTAATACCTGATGATGATATACTAGCTCATACTATTAGTTATCAACCAACTTGGGGTGCAGAAGCTAAACTAAGAACTATAAAAAGTAAGTGTAATGATTACTACAAATTGTTAGCTATATCAGCAGATAAAGAGATACTATCTCAGAAAGATTATAATGATACTGTTGCTTGTGTTAATGAATTGAAGAATAACCCTTACACTAAGTACTTCTTCTATGTTAATCCATTTGATACTAGATTTGAGAAGGTATTTCAGTTAAAGTTTAGGGCTAAATATAATGGAATATCTGTCAGATGTATGTTCGATAAACGTTTGGAAATATTAAAAATTATACTTACCTTTGTTGCATGATAACTTAATTAATAGTTGATTATGCAAAAGAAGAATATTGAATTAGATGAAATTATTGAATTGTACAATACCTATAATAATATAAGTATTGTAGCAGAGAAGTTAGGTTGTTGTATAGCTAATGTTTATAGAAGACTAAGGAAAGCAGGAGTTGCTGTTAGTAGGGATTATACTAAGAGAAGAGAATCTAGTAGGGAGAAAATCTATGTAGATGAGTCTTATTTTAAGGAAATCAATACTGAAAGTAAGGCATACTTCTTAGGACTTATGTATGCAGATGGTAGTGTATCTAAAAATACATTTTATCTTAAACTTAAAGATGAAGATATTATTCAAGAGTTTAAGAAACATCTTAATACAGAAGTAGATGTCAAAATTATAAACAGTCAGTATATATTAACAATATGTAGACAGAGCATGTGCAATGATTTAATTAATCATGGATGTTATATAAACAAAACTAAATCTATCAGATTCCCTAACTTAGAAAAGTCTTTAATCAGACATTTCATAAGAGGATTTTATGATGGGGATGGTAGCCTTATACTTAATATTAATAGAAATCGTAACTGTTTAAACTTTACCAGTGGTAGTCTAGAGTTTCTACAACAACTACAGGAAAGATTAAAAGTAATTTCTATTACTAATGGTGGAATTTCTAAAGAAAAGAATCATGAAGTTTGGCATCTAAGATATGGAGGAAGACAAGTTTATATAATATTAAATTGGTTATATAAAGATTCCAATTTGTATTTAAAAAGAAAGTATAATAAATATTTATTGTCGAATTAAAACAGGGTGAATTGCTGGGAAGCCTTAGTTGGTAATCAGCAGCCAAGCTATTTAGGGATAAATAGAAGGTTCAGAGACTAATAGCATACCACTAGAACAGTGATGAAGCTAACACGAGTGCCCTGCCTAATAGAAATATTAGTGATGATATAGTCCGAGCTACAGATATAATATGAAACTGTAGAACTAGCAGATAAAGAGCTGTTAGGATAACAAACTGGAAATAATAGTTGACCATGAAGAGAAGGTTATATATCCTATAGACTTAAAGACTAGTGGTCATGCAGAAGAAGACTTTGAACAATCATTTGTTACATGGAGATATATGATACAAGCTCAGCTTTATACATATATACTTCAACAAGTTATTAGCGAAGATGAGTACTTCAAGGACTTCAAGATAGCTCATTATAGCTTTATAGTCATTAACAGATATACATTAGCTCCACTTGTATGGAGATACTATGGTAACTTTAGTGAAGTTGACTTAAAGGATGATAAAGGTAATATCTACAGAAATTGGAGGAAACTTTTAGAGGAATTAGACTATTATCTAAATGAACCTTCAAGTAAATATACTAAAGAGGCTAAAGAAAGAAATGGTATTATGAAAATAGATAATTTACAACCAGCATGATAGTAATTAAAAGAGATGGAACCAAAGAGGAGTTTAGTATAGAAAAGGTTATTTCAGCTGTTAATAAATCATTTGAGTCTGTAAATCAAGTAACACCTGATTATGTACCAGCAGCTCTTATGCAACTTGTAGAAGAGTCAGATGTTATTGGTGTAGAGGAAATTCAAGATAAAGTTGAAACATTCCTCATGAAGACAGGTAATTATAAAGCAGCTAAATCTTATATTCTATACAGAGAGAAGCATAGAGAAGCAAGAGAAATCAATGATAGGCTTAACTATATGGAAAAATATAGTAAGTCTAATGAGAATGCAGCTTCTTCATCAGAGACAGATGCTAATGCCAATGTATCTATGAAAAATGTTGTTACTCTTGAATCAGAAGTTCCTAAGACTAAGAATAGAATTATTCAAAGAACTAGGATGAAGAACAAGTTGAATATCTTGTTTCCTGAAGTAGCTAAGCAATATGAGAATGATATTAATCATCATATTATTTATATACATGATGAAGCCAGTTCAGCAGTTCCTAAGAACTATTGTGAGGCAGTATCATTGTATCCATTAGTTTCAAGTGGAATTAAAGATATGGATGGTATAACTCCTAAGATAGCTAGTCACTTATCAAGCTTCTGTGGGCAGTTTAATAACTTAGTGTTCTTACTGTCAGCCCAATGTAAAGGTGCTGTAGCTTTTGGAGAGTTCTTTAACTACTTTGATTACTTCTGTGTAAAAGATTATGGTGAACATTACCCATTAAGAGAGGATATATATGCTGATTCTGAGTTTGTTAAAAGTAGAAAGACTATAGGACAGAAGATTGAAGATGCTTTTCAGACTATAGTTTACTACATTAATCAACCTGCACAGAATAGAGGTTGGCAATCTCCTTTCACTAATATAAGCTACTATGATAAGTATTACTGGGAGGCTTTATTTAAAGACTTCTATTTTCCTGATGGAACACAACCTTCATGGGAGAGAGTATCCTATCTACAGAAGAAGTTTATGAAGTGGTTTAATAAGGAGAGAACCAAAGCTATGCTAACTTTCCCTGTGGAAACTATGGCATTGTTAACTGATAAAGAAGGTAATTATCTTGATGAAGATTACAAGAATTTCACAGCAGAGATGCATAGTGAAGGTCATTCATTCTTTGTCTATATCAGTGATAATCCTAATGGTCTTGCTTCTTGTTGTAGACTAAGGAATGAGATTGAGGAGAATGTATTCAGTTTCACTAATGGTCTTACAGGTGTAAAGACTGGTAGCTGTAATGTTATTACTCTTAATATCAATAGAATTGTACAAGACTGTGCCAAGAAGTATTCAATAATAAAGAATAGATTTGGTAAGGAAAAGTGGGAAGGCTGTATTAGAGTTGAGCTAATAGATATACTTGAAAGAGTCTATAAGTACCATATTGCCTATAAAACTATTCTTTATGAATGGGAAGAAAGAGACATGTTTAATGCTTCTACTGCTGGTTATATTGGTATGAGAGACTTATTCTGTACTATTGGTATCAATGGTATCAATGAAGCTGCAAGATTCTTAGGTATGGAAGTATCCTACAATGAAGATTATAAGCAGTTTTGTAGATTAATTACTGGTACTATTAGTGAGCAGAATAAACTACATAACAGTAAGAAGTTTAAGTTTAATACTGAACTGGTTCCAGCAGAAGGTCTTAGTTCTAAGAACTATAACTGGGATAAAGAAGATGGTTATTGGGTTCCTAATGATACTAAAATCTATAATAGCTACTTCTATAATGCTTGGGATGATAACACAAGTATTCTTGATAGATTTAAACTGCATGGAAAGGAGTTTACAGAACTTCTTGATGGTGGTGTAGGTCTTCATTGTAATCTTGAAGAACATCTAAGCAAAGAACAGTATCTTAAGTTAATGGACTTTGCAGCAGAGAAGGGAACTTCTTATTTCACTTATAACATTCCCAATAGTGAGTGTACTAATGAAGAGTGTCATTATATTACTAAACATGCTATGGATAAATGTCCTAAGTGTGGTGCTCCTATGGAGACTTGGACAAGAGTTGTAGGATTCTTGAGACCTGTGAGTAAATATGATGAAGGCAGACAATGGGATGCAACTAAAAGAGTATATAAATGAAATATGTAGATACTAAAATAGTAATGCAGGAGATTCCTGATGAAGTTACTTTAGCCATAAATATAAGTAATTGTCCATGTCATTGTAAGGGTTGTCATAGCTCTTACTTGGCAGAGGATGTTGGAACTAACCTTACCTTTGAAGAATTACTACAACTATGTAGTAAGAATACTGGTATAACTTGTGTTTCCTTCATGGGTGGAGACAGTGAGCCTTCCTATATTAACAAACTGGCAGAAGTATTAAAGGAGGGAGAACTTTCTATAAGAACAGCTTGGTATAGTGGAAGAGATACTATAAGTAATGAAATCAATCTTGAAAACTTTGATTATATTAAAGTGGGAAGATATGATGAATTCTTAGGTCCTCTTAACAGTAGAACTACCAATCAGAGACTGTACAAAGTAATAGATGGTAGATTATTTGATATAACAAATAGATTCTGGAATGAAGATTGAAACTAAGTATAGTATAGGAGATACTGCTTTTGTTATGCACAATAACAGGGCAGTTCCCATAAAAATCATGGGAGTACATTACTCTATTGATGTGTATCAAGGCGAACGTATTCATTATTCAAGTGATATATCATCCACTGATGGTATGATTAGGTTTGAGGAAAAGTATGTATTTAAAACTAAAGAAGATTTATTGAAAACATTATGAAAATTAAAGTAAAAGGAATAACAGCAGGATGTTTGCCTTTCATTATAGAGAAAGGTGATTGGATTGATTTAAGAGCAGCAGAAACAGTTAGCTTTAAAGCACCACAAGCTGGTGTCAGAAAAAGAGAAACTATTGATGGTGAGATAGTAAGTCACAGAGATGTCACCTTTGACTTCAAACTAATCAAACTAGGTGTTGCTATGCAATTACCTAAAGGTCTTGAAGCAGTAGTATTACCAAGAAGTGGTACTCCAAAGTTAGGGATAATGTGTGCTAATAGTGAGGGAGTTATTGATAATTCATATTGTGGTAATGATGATGAATGGAGATTCCCAGCTATTGCCTTCCAAGCTACAACTATTAATAAAGGTGATAGAATCTGTCAATTTAGAGTTCAATTGAGTCAGAAAGCAACTATATGGCAGAAGCTTAGATGGTTGTTTAGTAACAAGATTGAACTTGTGAGTGTGGACAAACTTGAAGGTAATAATAGAGGTGGGTTTGGAAGTACAGGAGTACAATAATAACTCAAAAAGATAATAATATGGTAATGAATATTTTATTTGTAATAGGACTTGTAATTTTAGCTACTTTCTTTGCTAAGATTGTTGATGTCTATAGAAAGAAAGAAAAGAGAGCACAGGCATATAGAATGTCATTCAGAGAAACTCTAGATTTAACTGACATTCCTATTATAACTTTCAAGTGTGGAGAAAAGAAGTTAAACTTCCTACTGGACACAGGTGCAAGTGATTCTATAATCAACAAATCAGTAACTAATGATATTAAACATAGTCCTACTGGAGTAAAGAACACCATCTATGGTTCTGATGGTAATAGGAAGGAAGTAGATAAAACATCTATTGATATTACTTATAGAGATAAGATATATAGTGAAGAGTTCTATGTTATGGACTTAGATGCTGCATTCTCTAATCTTAAGAGTGACTTTGGTGTTAATCTGCATGGAGTACTTGGTAGTTCTTTCTTCCAAAAGTATAGATATATAATAGATTTCGAGGAACTAGCTGCATATTCAGTAGTATGATGGAAGATGTAATTGAACTTAAATCAAGAGGAGATGATACTAACTATTTAAAGAAGTTAAAGAAGCCTGATGGTAGTGAATCTAAAACTTATACTTTAAAAGTTAGTTATCCTGTTATTACTGCTGGGTATTTACCCAATGGTAAGATGTACATACAACCATCTGGAAGTTCAATTATTGCTGTAGGTGAAAGACTTGATGAAGCTGATGCTATTGTTAAGTCTATCAACTACACTAATGGATATGGTTACAGCATAACTTTTCAGTAGCATGATATATTTTGTAAGTAGACAATCTGAGCTGTTTGATGAGGTAGAATATACAATGATGAGTATTGAAGATTCCCTAAGTATGTTAAATACTTGGGAAATGTTTCAATTTGATACTGAAACCTCTGGCAGAGATGCTCATATAAATACAGTCTTACTTATGCAATTTGGTGATATTAAGGGGGAAAATCAAATAGTAGTAGATGTTACTACTATAGACCCCTTGATATACAAAGATTATATACAAAGTCATTTTATGATAGGTCAAAATTTAAAGTTTGACTTGCAGTTCTTGTTTAATTATGGTATTATTGTAACTGAATGTTATGATACTATGATTGTTGAACAATTACTATATCTTGGTTATCCATTCTTCCTAGTAGGAATGAATACTGATCTTATGAATAAGTATTGTGACTTTGTGTATAACTATGAAGGATATGATAAATTAAATCCTGAAACAAAGAAGGTATTACTATATGAAGAAATTCCTGATGTTGCTGAATTTATTTATAATTATTCTGGAGTAGGTTTAAAGGCAATTGCATATAGATATCTTAATATAGATATAGATAAGACTGTCAGAGGTGAGATTATTTGGAGAGGTATAGATACTGCTGTTATTAAATATGCAGCTGGTGATGTCATGTATCTTGGTGATATAATGACAAAGCAACTAGAAGAGTTGAGGAGAAGAAAGTGTGTTAATGGTGCTAAGTTAGAATGTGACTTTGTTCCTGTTATAGCTTATCTTGAATGGTGTGGTATAAAACTTGATGAAAGTAAGTGGAAAACAAAGATGGTCTATGATGAGACTATTAAAAGAGTCTTTAATAAATCATTAGATAGTTTTATTGTAAGTTCAGCACTTGGAAAGGATAGTTTCATAGCTTATATTTCATTATCTGATAAGGATGAAGATGAACTAAGTGATGAAAGGAAAGCATTTAAAGATGAGGTTAGAGCACCTGAATTTGATATAGAAGAACCTTGTGGTGCTAAGTTTGAAGCTTATAAATGTAAGATAAAGACTAGGCTATCAAGTAAATATATCAAAATAGATAGACAAGGTGATTTATTCTCTGGGTTTAATACTGAACCTCAATCCTTAGTAAATTGGAATAGTTCTACTCAAGTTGTTTCTATACTTAAAACATTAGGTTTCAATACATCTGTTATAAGTAAAAGCACTGGTGAAGAAGCTGATTCAGCACTTGAAAAGGTTATAGCTAAACAGAAAGGAATAAATGATGTATTTCTTAAAGCTTATCTTGATTATAAAGAAGCTGATAAGGTTTGTTCTACTTATGGTCAATCATACATTAATGCTATCAATCCTAAAACAGGAAGAATTCACACTAAGTTTAGGCAACTTGGTGCATCCTCAGGTAGAATGGCTTGTGGTTCTCAACAAATAAATACTGACTTAGCTAAATTAAAGGGACTTCCTGTAAATACTAAGAGCAGTAAACTTAAATGTGCTTATCCACAAGTTCAGAATCTACCTGCTGATCATAGAACTAGAGGTTGTTTTGTTAGTGAGAAAGGTAACTTATTCTGTAGCTGTGATTATAGTGCTATAGAATCAAGACTTGGAGCTGACATATACAATGAAAAGTCTATGATTGAAGAGTTCTTACATGGTTCTGGAGATATGCATTCTCTAGTTGCTAAGGCATGCTTCCCTAAAGAACTTGAAGGTATTGAGGTTAAGATGGTTAAGAAGTTAAGACCAGACCTAAGAAAGAAGGCTAAAGCACCAGAGTTTGCTAAGCAATTTGGTGGAGGTTCTTCTTCTATAGCTGATTCTTTAGGTATATCTATTGAAGAAGCTGATGAAATAGGAAATGCTTATGATAAGGGTTTCCCTGGGGTAACTTCTTATGGAGAAAAGGCTCTAAAGGCAGTTAAAAAGGATGGTTATATATTGATTAATCCTATTACTGGACATAAAATCTATTGGAGTGATCACTCCTATTGGTTAATAGAAGGAGCTAAATTCACTAGTGAGTTTTGGGATAACTATAGAAAACAAAAAGAGTTATTGGGTAATGAGTTTCATAAAACTTGGATGAGAAGAAGAGTATCATTACACTTTAAGGCAGTTAGTAAATGGGGTAGACTAGGGTTGAACTCACCTACCCAAGGCACAGGTGCCTGTGTACTGAAATATGCTGTAACTAACTTCTTCAAGTGGATTGTAGCTAATGACCTATTCTCTGTTGTTAAAATAGTAAATCTAGTACATGATGAAATATGTATAGAGTATCCTGAATCTATGTCAGAAATAGCTGATAAACTTAAATTCTATATGGAAGAATCAGCTAAGATGTTTTGTAGTAAACTTCCTATTCCTGCTGAGGCATCTATAGGAACATATTGGATTCACTAAATGTATGTATTAATAATTGGAATGGTTGTAGCCCTTGCTATATTAGCAGGGCTACTTTATTATTCAAATAAATCTCAAAAGAGTCAGATTTATGTTTATCCTAAAACTAAAAACCAATACCTAATTAAAGGTATAGTTAAGATGAAGGATATTAATAGTGGTGAATGGACTGATGCTGTTCTATATGTTAGCATGAAGAATGGGCATCATTATGTTAGGGAGAAAAGACAATTCCTTGACAAGTTTGTAACATTAAAAGAATGGGAAAATAAATGAACGAAGATTTTATAAAAAATAATTAGAGATTCTTTAGAATATAACCCTTTAAATGGAGAATTCAAATGGAAGAAGAGATTATCTAATAGAATTAATATTGGTGATGTAGCTGGTTCTATACATAAGAAGGGTTATGTTATTATTAGTTTAAAAGGAAAGAGAATATTCGCTCATATATTGGCATGGTGTATTACCTATGATAGACTTCCTATAGGTCAAATAGACCACATTAATCATATTCCTTGGGATAATAGAATCTCTAATTTAAGAGAAGTCTCTGCATTAGAAAATAGTAGAAATCTATCAATGAAGATAAATAATACTTCTGGAATTACTGGGGTATCTTTTGATAGATGGTCTAATAAATGGGTAGTTAGAATTAAAAATAATAACGGTAAATATGAGAACAGAGGAAGATTTAATTCAATTAGTGAAGCTGAATTTGCCAGAGATAGAGCACTTAGTGAACTTGGGTATTCTCAAAACCACGGAAAGTAATATAAGAACCTACAATGTAGGCAGTAGTGATTATTCTAAACATATCATACAACCTTGGAGTGTGTGGTTAGAATATAACCTCAATCCTTGGGATGCTGATATTGTGAAGAGAATTCTCAGAACTAAGTCTACTGATAGTAGAAAGCTTGATTATGAGAAGATTATTCATATATGCAAAGAGAGAATTAGACAAATTGAATTAGGATTAGAATAATGGCACAGCAAGGAATTTATGTAAGTCCTGATAATATTGTACCAAATAGGGATAGAGGTAATAAACAAAACCTTTATCTCTATGTGTGTAAATACAATATTGCTTATGGTAATGGGATGGTTCTTGTAGCAGCAAGAAATCCTATGAGAGCTATGGAAATACTTGAAGCTACTAATCGTAAAGATGATTATGGATATTCAGTGTATCAAGATGCAGACTTAAAGCATGTGGTAGGAGCTACCTATAATGGCTATGAGGGCATCTTACATCAACAACATTATCTTGAATAATTATGGCAACTGAAAGGCAAACAAAGTGGAGAGTCAGAGGTAGAACTCTGTTTGAAATTAAAGGTATCGCTTCAAGAAGTAACATTGCTAATAGCATGTGTTTAACTCAAAAAGAAAGAGAACTTCTTAGAGAAGCCTTTGATATTATACAAGATGTGGTAGATAATTCTACTGAATCAAGTAGAGAGTTAGGTTTTAATGCAGTTGAGAGGTGTAAATACTGTGGGAAGCCTGCAACTCATGAAGGATTATGTGAGAAGTGTTATAATATGAGACATCGTTAATATGGAAGAATTATCAGTTGAAAATGTAATCACAAAGGCAGCTAAAGAATCATTTATACCACCTAGATTATGGGTGATTACATATGATTTAAGAGCTATTGGTAAGGGTATTGCAATGGTGAAAGCACCTAATGCAGAAGAAGCTAATCAGATATTGATAGCTAATGGTATGTATAATGGTAGTCCACAAGACTATCTTATAACTAAGACAGAAGAAATAGTTGTTCCACCTTGTTGTGGGTTAATGGCTGAACAAACAGTTGAATTCTTTAATAACAATTGATTATGGATAACCTACCACTAGGAGCAGAAAATAATCCTAATGCACCATTTAATGAACCTTTGAATGTTCCTCATACAAGGTTTGTTAGTGTAACTATATCATATTATGATACATTAGAATTACCACTAGATTCAACTGGTAGACAGATTGAAGAAGCCTTTATAGATAAGGCTAACAGTGGAAAGTTTCCTAAAGAATTTAATGTTGATGAAATTGTAGTTCTAGATGAATAAAGTATGGTAGATGTATTAGGAAATAAAGTAGAAGTGGGGGATAAAGTATTGTTTATCCCCAATCATTATAAAGAACTCCTTATAGGAACTATTACTAATGTTACTAGTGTGAGAGTTAAGATTAAATTCTCAAAATCAAGTAGTTATATTAAAGCAAGTAACCAATTTGTAAAGATATGAGATTAATTAAACCGTCGTTTAGTATTTGGGGACATGAAAATACCCTTGAAGGTATCTATAAACAGATAGAGAGAGTAGGCAGAGTATGTTATAAATCTGAAGATAAAATATCAGAGAATACATATAAGGATTTTGTGGATAGGATGATTAAGTCAGGTCATGGTGCTATATTAGAACATGGTACTATTTATTTATATAGCCCTACTTATGATTATGTGAATGCTAATGGAGAGGTAGAGTATGGTAATCCTCTTGAAAGATATGAAGATGATTGCTATTCTGTGGTAAGACAGGATAGAGATAATCAGGGTGTAGAAGGTTATTATGTTACTACTAATTACAGAGTACTGGTAGAGAATAATTTGCTTGATGATTTACAGTATATCTGTGAACCTACAGAATATCATGCTAAGAGACATACTGTTAAGTTCATTTGTGATAGAGGAGTTTCCCATGAATTTGTAAGACACAGAGTGTTTAGTTTTGCTCAAGAATCTACTAGATATTGTAATTACAGTAAGGATAAGTTTGGCAGTGAAATTACTTATATTTTACCCAATTGGATGGATGAAAAACAATTAGGTACTCATAATAGTAATGAAGTTACAATTCAAGCTAATGGATTTCAAGAGTTCAGTGCTAGTAATCAAGAAATATGTGAAATAGCTTTTATGAGCACATTAGCTCAGGCTGAAATAAACTATAATACTCTTATAAGACTGGGATGGAAACCTCAACAAGCTAGAGCTGTATTACCTAATGCCTTAAAGACTGAATTAGTAATGACTGGTTTTGCAAGTGATTGGGAACACTTCTTCAAGTTAAGAGATGCAGGTAGTGCACATCCTCAAGCAAGAGAATTAGCACATCCATTGCATATGGAATTCTTGAGAAGAGGTTATATTACTGATTTATATAATGAAGCTAATCCTGATTAATATGTTTTGGATAGAATTTCTTGCAGGAGTATTAGTGTCAGTTGGCACTATAATATTAAGTATTGCTTACTATGTTAAGCATGGTGGTTATTATTAAATAGAAGAAAGTATGATAAAGAATTTTAAAGTAGGAGATGTATTGAGTGAAAGTTCTCATTACATAGTATTAGCAGATAATGGTAATTTAAACTTTAAGTTGAAGCATCTAGAAAGTGGTGATATGGTTTACATAGGAAAAGAGTATATCCATAATTACCTTGAATCTGCTGATGACTTTACTAATGAAGTAAAGGTAACTAGAGAAGATAAGAAAGATGGTACTCTAGGTATCAGGAGTATCTTTGAAGGTATTCATGGTTCTCAAGTATTTACAGTATGCTTTAAGAAGCAAGATACTCCTAAGAGTAAGAAGAAACTTCAAGCAGAACTTGATGCTATTATAGAGCAATTCTCTAATAGAATTGAGAGTGTGAAAGCTAGTAAGAAAGGTGTTGCTGATGCAGCTAAAAACCTTGTTAGTACTTTAGTTGTGAATCCTATTCTTCCTTATGAAGAAGGTGAAGACAGAGTACTTAGAGGCTTCAAGATTCAATTTGAAAGTAGAGATGGCAGATATAACTGCATAGACATGGACATTGAAGATGCTAACAATGTTAGACCTGTTAATATAAACACCATCAGATGGATTATTTTAGGAGGTACTAAATATGTTGTTGAGTAATGATGAACCTATTAAGAAGACCTCTGAAGAGTGGCAATCTATATTTCCATATCCTAAGGTTTTAGACCATGATGGTTGGGATAGAAAGAACTTTGATTACTCTTGGAAAGAAGAGAAAATCACACTTGAAGAATATGAAAATAGGTTGAGTAATAGTACATGTATGTTCTGGACTACTGCTAAGACTATAAAAATGTAAAATTAGGGAGTAGATTAAATCTACTCCTTTTTTCTTTTCTATAAGGATTATTCTTTTCTTATGGAACTTTTGGACTTATTCTATTGTTTATTTAAAAAATATATTCTACTTTTGCAAAGTAATTAACTAATTAATTGAATGTTATATGAGTAAGACTTGTTATACTCCAGAGAAAGGTCTGGATGATGTAATAGCTAGTAAGGTAACAGGATGGAATAAATACTTAGTTGCTAAC